CCCGACACAATCTACCCATCGAATGGGGGTAAGGAAGGGGGTAGGAAATGGCAGGTTCCCGGCAGCTTCATCGACTCACGGCACTGCGCGTCAGCAAGGCGTTGGAGCCAGGCTATTACAGTGACGGTGGCGGGCTGCAGCTGCAGATCACGACGAGCGGGTCGCGTTCTTGGATTTTCAGATATACGTTGCGCGGTCGTTCCCGTGAAATGGGGCTTGGCGCGCTATCGTCCGTTTCTCTCGCGGCTGCGCGCGCCAAAGCCGCACGCTGTCGCGAGCTCTTGAAAGATAAGATCGACCCGATCGAAGCTCGGGACGCAGAGCAGCGCGAGTTGGCCGAGCGCCTGAAGCAGGAGCGGCAGAATGCTCGCGTCTTCAGCGACGCCGCAGTTGACTATATCGAGCGGCAGAAGCCGAACTGGAAGAATGCGAAGCACGCGCAGCAATGGCTCAACACTCTGACAACGTATGTTTTTCCGACTATCGGCGACGTCCATGTGCGCGATATCGATACCCCGATGATGGTCAAGATCTTGCAGCCGATCTGGTCGACAAAGCGCGAAACGGCGGCGCGTGTTCGCGGGCGCGTTGAATCGATACTCGATTCGGAGAAGGCGCTCGGCTATCGCGAGGGAGAAAACCCGGCTCGCTGGCGCGGACACCTTGATCAGATCCTGCCGAAGGGAAATCGGCGCAAGGTTAAGCACCATGCGGCGCTCGCCTGGACCGACATTCCCGAATTCATGCGCGACCTGCGCGCGAGCAACGCACGTTCGGCGCGGATGCTCGAGTTACTGATCCTCACAATTGTCCGTACGAACGAGGTTCAGTTTGCGGTGCCCAGTGAATTTGATCTGCAGCGCAAAATCTGGACGATTCCGGGTGAGCGGATGAAGATGAGCGAGCCACAGCGAATCCCGCTATGTGAGCGGGCCTGCGAACTCGCGCGTGAAGCCTTGGCAACTGCGAGATACGGCTACTTGTTCCCCGGTGAACGGAAAGGGAGGCCGTTCTCGAACATGGCGATGCTCAACCTGCTCAAAGACCTGGGCTACCATGACATTACGGTGCATGGATTCCGGTCGACATTCCAGGACTGGGCCGAGGAATCAGCGGAATATCCGGACGTGCTCGTAGAGAAGGCGCTAGCCCATGCCACGAAAAACAAAACGCGTGGCGCCTATCAACGCGGCGATATGCTTGAGCGTCGCCGAAAGATGATGGACCATTGGGCCAGATATTGTGCGGGTGAAACCGCCACGGTGGTTCCTATTACGCAGGCAGTGATTCGAGCAGCGTAGATTCGGAGGCCGGCTCTTTGCCGGCCTTTTTTGCGAGCCACGCATCGATGTCCTCCTCAATCCATGCGACTCGATTTGGTGCGAGTTGGAAAGGCTTAGGAAAGCCTCCCTCGGTCATCATTTTGTAGATCGTCGACTGGCTAAGGCTGACTTTCTCGATTACCTGTTTGATTCTGATTGCTCTCATTGCACATCCTCACGAAGGTTGTTGAAGAACAGAATGGAATACGACGCAGTTTGTGTTGGCCAATGATTGTTCCGTCGAGCCGGCAGTGATCGTCTGGCGGCGGGAATGCGGTATTAGGTCATGCTACGATTCCTTGCAATTTAATTTCAAAGAATGTTGAGGTGGCCATGGAACTTGAGACGATCAAGCCGTGCGAGGAATGCATCGATCTGCACGGGCAGCCGTCGACCGTAAAGCCGAGGCATCTCGTGATGGTCGGCGCAGGTGTGTTCCAAGGCGAATGTCGAGAAGAGCACTACGAGTGCTCGACGTGCGGTGCTGCGTTTGCCCGTGTCTTGACGGGCGAGACAGCGTCCCGCGTATGGCTTGCGGTGAATTCAATCCAGCACTGACGCCCGCGCGCGTCGCGCCGTCAGACTCATGAAACCCGGGAGTGCTACGATTGCCCGGTTGGTTTCATGATCTGATTCAAATGAGGCATTTGTTTACGATGCGGGGCTACCACGTCGACTGCACGCCGCGCGCGACTGAAGACGGCCAGTTCGCCGCACAGGTGACGTTCGCTTACATTGGCTACAACCCGGAAGCGTCGTTCAAGAATCTCGGGGCTTACGAAACCGAAGAGGCGGCCGTCGAGCGGGCGCGGTTGTTCGCGGTTGAGTGGCTCGCGAGATACGGTTGACCGGTGGTAAATTGCGAGTGATTGCGATATCGCGGGCGTGATGACTGGGCAGAAAGTCGATCGCGATGCTACGGTTTCTTGAAGGCGTGAGCCGGCTCGAAACCGCGCGCTGCGGTGCCGCGGCTGAAAATGAACGATCCGTACTGCCGTGCCGATCTTTGGTTCGCAGCGCAGAGCAAAATGAGGATCTCAGGCATGGACGCTTCAGGGGCAGCCGTTCAGCAAGCCTACGCGGCATGGGTTCAGGCTATCGGTTCGATCATCGGTCTTGCCATTGCCATCTACGTTCCGTTTCAACAGCGCCGCCATGAAATGCGGCAGCGGGAATTTCGCTATTGGACTGAGCGAGCAGATGTAGAGCACCGTATGCTTATTGTCGCTGAGGATCTCGGGCGATACGTTCGCCAACTGATCGAAGACAGTAATCCGGCCAAAGGTGCAACACGAATTGCATTCTATGATCAAGCAATACATGACGAGCTCTTTCGTAGAATTGCGGCGCTCGAAGCCCGAGACATTGGCGATAGTGGTCATGAACGGGTCGCGATCATGCGTTCCGCTCTCGTTTCCTTATCCGCGAGATTTGGCCCCACAGGCTACGTTACCATCGAACCCGAATCAAATTTCGGTAGAGAACTTGCAGACGGGATTGCGGCTAGCGATGTCAAAAGCTGCATAGATGAGACAAAACAGCGACTCGATAATGCTCGAACGTATGTTCGAAAGTTCAATCACTCAAATTGACGAAGATGCCTTTCTCGGTTGTTTTTATTTGATTTGCCCAGTGTCACGGACGTGAACTGTAGAAGTGTGGCCCCTCAGTTCACGGCCGTGCTGCCGCCGAAGCGCGCGTTGCACGCCTCTGCGTAACAGTGGTCGCATCCCGAGCCGACCTTCCGGCAACCGTCCCACAGGTTGAGCGTGTGGTCGCACCATTCGATTTTGCTGTTCTCGCTCACGATTTGCTCTCTTGGGTGCGGGCGGCGTCGAGGGCGCATTCCACCTCGTCTACATCTGGCGGCGGCTCATTGCCGCTGCGCCAGCGCTCACGTAGTTCAAGCGCGTACGTAGCCGCATCGACATACCATGCTCGCTCCCGCAGCCAGCGATAGCGCTCTGCGCAGAGCTTGTCGTCATCCGTCACCTCGGAGCGCGGCTCCGGCTGGCTCGGATGGGGGGCGAGAATTGCTTCCAGTTCTTCCGCAAGCTTGTACTGGCAGGAATGTCGGGCCTCGTCTGCTGCGCGGCTGATCACCTGACATTCGCCGACCGTCAGCGCGTCGTTATTCGGCATGGTCGACTTCCCTCACTTCTTTGATGAAGTCGGCGGCATCCTCAGACGACTCGAAGAAAAATGCCTTATTCGTTCCGCCGTCGTAGACATGCGCCCATTTCTTCAGACTCGGCTCGTAAGCCTGCACGCTGTACTTCGGCTTGAGCGTGTTCATGTCAAGCCACGGATGAGTGCGCATTCTCCATTCCGGGCGCACGCTGCTGCGCGCGATTCCAAGTTGCCTCTTAGCCATGGCTGGCTCCCTCGGCAGTTGACTTGCCGCAAAACGGGCAGTAGCTGGAAATGACCGGAATCAGCTTTCCGCGCGTGAATCCTTTCGCCTGCGCGACGATCTTGAACTCGGTCTTGTGGATCACGCGTATCGAATTGCCAGACATGGAGAATCCGGCCGATTGGCAGTCGGCCGAAGCGTCCACGCCGAGTTCTTCGCTGTAGCGTTTGGCCAGTTTGATCTCGATCTCGCTAATGCAGATGCAGTTCATGATTGGTCGGCTCCATTGAGAAGCTCATTCGCGAAGCAAAAGAGCTTTGCAGCCATTGAGATTCGTTGGTCGGGTGACAAAGTCGTCGTCAAGTACGCTGCCCTAGTGGTGGGCGGGGCGAGATAGAGAAGGTATTCGCCTGGCTTCAGATCAAGCGCAGCCGCTTCCGGCGCAATGTCGATTGCGTGGCTCGTTGATCCGGCATCCGTGCTTCTAACGCGCATGTGCGCCACCGCCTCTCCCGCATCGGCGGGGGCGCTGACATCCTGAAGCGTTCCTGCCTTCAGCGCGCGGATGTTCTTCGCGATCCGAACAGCCTCGTCATTGCCGCCCTCGTCCGCGCCGACGAAATCGTGGAAGAAATCAGCGCACTCGTCGATCACCTGACACATGGCATCGACGTGCTCCTGTACCGAGTAGCCGTCCTTCGTGCCGATTCGCTCGGCGATCCAGTGATAGCAGTCCGCCGCGATGCTCTGTTCAGTCTCGATCGGCTCGCGCGCCTCTGCCACCGCACCGCCGAACGCATCCCGGAACGCTTTCACCGAAATCGACACATGGCCGCCCTCGACCGACGTGGCCGCTGCGATCGCGTTGAATGTCTTCTGGTACGGGAACGCCTCTGCCGGTGCGTCGGCCTGCGCCCTTCGTGCGCCAAAGGTCGGCATACCTTCCTGCGCATCCCGCTGGCAGGCACACGGACTCGTTCCGCTGTCGCCCTCGATCACCCCTTCGCCGTCGCAATGCGGGCATTCCGCCGCATGGGCCGGTGCGTCGGCCCGCGCGGGTTGCGGGGCGGCGTCGGTTACGGCAAGGAGCACAAAATCTCGCCATAGGGAAAGTTCCGGCGATGCAGGCTTGGGCTCGACTCGCAGGTACTTTTTTGCGAGACCGATCATCGCTTCGTCGTTCGCCCAACCGTCGCCTAGAGTATGGACATCGGCTGACAACGCTTGGAGGGCGGCGGTCACTCGCTCCGCAGCGGGCGATGCTGCCGCGCGGGCTTCTTGCCATGCATCCCGCAACCGCTCAACTGCACTGATTTCCGGAAAGCGATCACACCACGCCTCGAACGACGCTGTCCGCTCGTCGGCCGGCGCTGCCGACGGCTCGCCATCACCCGATTCGAGATAGAAGCACCCAGCGTCGTTGCACGCCTGCGCGGTAGTCGATCCGCAGCGCTTACACGCGCCGTCGGCCGGCGCTGCTGCGGGCAGCTCGACACGGAAGCCGCCAAACAGGTGCGCGACGAACTCGGTCAGGATGAATCGATCTTCGGCGTTCGGTTCGCGCGAATCGTTGTTGTCGCCGACGATTTCGAATGTCTCGATTGCAGCGAGGGCGTCCTGTGCCGTCAGCAGTGCGGGCTGCTCGACAGGAGATGCGGCGAGAAAATACATACGCTTTCGCAGTTCGTATGCCTGGTCAGTGATTCTCGTTGCCAGCTTCTTATCGGTACGGCCGTGCGACAGCAGGCCAGCAGCCGTTACAACATCCATCAGAAACTGATTGATTCCCGTCAGCGCATCAGCGCGGCTCTGTTGTTGGTCGTTCATGGTCGAACCTCGATTCAAGACGGTTTGCGGATCTCGACCGCACACGGCGTGGTCATCACTTCGTGCAAAGCCGCTTCAAGCCATCCCATGACCCACTCATCGCCCACGACGCTTCGAAGCAGTTGGTAAGCGGAGAGCAGCGACGCGGACAAGTAGGAGACCTTCTCTGATTCAGTCATCGTGGCGATGCCGTTGCGGGTGTAGTCGTCCAACACGAGCTTTATCATCCGCATGTCTTCGGCTTTCTCGGCGTCGCTGTATGGCGAATCAGCGTGGATGTTCGCGGTGGTCATTATTCGCGGCCCTCCACGTCTGCCGCAGTGATGACGTACTCACTCACGTTGACGACGCTGTAGAACGTCGGTTTTGCATGCTTCTCGATCCAGCCCGAGAGAAGCGTTTCGAGTTCGGCCTTTGCTTCCGGCGCGATGTCCGGATATCCATCAGCAGCTTCGCCGACCTCGTCATAGGCGCGGTCGCTGATCATATCGATCACGTCGTTGGCGTCGCACAGGCGCACGATTGGGATCGGCTCGACATCGCCGTAGAACACAACATCGCCGACAGCGAGCTCGTCGTGCATATCGAGTAGTTCGTCGAGCGCATCGCACGAGAAGAACTCGTTGTCTTTGCTCCAGACCGTGCGTCTCACATCGGTGGTAGCGCTGCTTCCCGTTTCGTTTGTCACGTTCAAAGATCCTCCAATAGCTTGTCGATCGGCTTGCGCGATTGCAGGACGACGAGAGCCATTTGTCTCTTACCTTCGTCGAACCCCGCCCGATAGGCGGCTTGTTCTGCGGATGTGCGCCCGGTCGGCTCCGTTGTATGCCGTGTGCGATCGCGGCGCACCTTGGGGGGAATTGCACGTGCAAACAGCGCGTGCGGGCCGTCTTCGGTGTCGTAGATCTCGAGCAGCACCCAACCTTCGCCATCGGGTGGCGTCGGCGTCCATGCGCTGCAGTCGGCGTCGGCGCGCTCGTGGTACTGCTCGTAGCTTTCGGCATCGACGTCGGATTCCATGCCGATGAATGCCGATTCGATGCCGAACGCTTCAAGGAACCTGTCGACGCGCACATCCTCGTCGCAGAGGGGAAGCTCGGGATGCGTCAGCCAGCCTTGTTCATCGCGCTGGATCTCGCGCGGTGCGAGCAGCTTTGCTCGCAGCCCTTCGAGCGAAACGAAGCCGTCGAAGAGCGATTCCCGTGTCGCGGTCGCGAGGTCGAGCCGAAGAGCCTTTGCTTGCTTCAGTGCCTCGTCGCGCTGCGGAGACTCAGGCAGCCTGCCGACAGCACCGACAAGCTCGAATGCGTACTGCGTCAGGTTCACGATGCCGTTCGCGCGCGGTTTCGTCTCATTCGTCATGTCGTGCCTCCGTTCAATAGTCGCGGCCGGGGTAGTAGGTATTGATGCTGTTCTCGTCGCCGTCGATGATCAGCTTCGTGCCGGCGGCGTAGAGCTGAAACAGGCGGCGCTTGAAGCCGTGCATGGGGCCGACAAACAGCGTCTTGCTCGGATCCTTTCGATCGATCTGCACGCTGTACACGCGGCCGTCGTGGACGTCGATCTGATACGGGCAGTCGTGGGACTTGGTGCCGTATTCGCTGTCCAAGTAAATGTGGTGGAACTTCGAGATGAAGCCGCTCTCCGCGCTAACAATCAGCGTGATCCGGTCCGACTCATCGCACGAGCACGAGCGGTATTGGCGATCGGCGTGCTCGTCCTTGATGAATTCCTCGACGAGTTGCGAAAGCTTGATCTCTGCCGGTGCGGGTGCGAGCAGTTCCTTCATCTGCTGCTCGATCTGCGTTTCGATTGTCGCGTTCAACTGCGCGTCGACCTGCTGTCGGATGATCTTGAGAATGAGGTCGTTGTATCCGGGCAGACCAAGGTTATGAAAGTCGACTTGCAGCGCGGCTTTGACGCGCTCTTTCAATTGCTCGCCGAAGGTCGAGTACGTGCGGAGTTCCTCGTCGATGATCGAGGTGATTGTCTTCGTCAACTTTTCTTCGATCGCCTTCTCGATCGTGCCGGCCGCGACGATGTTCGAGAAGGCAGTGGAGACGGCTTGTTGCAGTTCTTTCATGGCTTGGCCCTCATGCACGTCATTGGAATTCGAAAAAGTGCTGGCCCGTACAGGCGCCAGCTCAAGCGGGGGTTCATGGGCGGACACTCAGCGCTCGCATAAGGCAGCGTTGCATGAGTGCTTGGCATCAATTTGAGGAAGTGGCGGGACCCAACCGCCACCGCCGAGCGTCCGCTCTTGAATCTCCGCGGGAGAAAAAGAGGGTGCCGAACTGGCCACCCTTAAAGGCCGCCCATATCCGAGGGGAGAGCCGGGCGCGGGCTCAGAATTTCGTTACTTGATCTGGACGAACGGGACGCTGCTCGAGCCCATGTACTGGGGGAGCTTGCCGTCCCATTTCTCGATCGCCATCTGTTGCAGGATTTGGCTGTTCTCGCGTAGTGCTTTCGCTTTCACCTCGAGCGCTTCGGCCTCGCCCTTGGCGATCGCGACTTGCTTTGCCGCGTCCGCCTCGGCTGCACGCAGTTCGTTCTCCTTCTGCTGCGCGATCTGCGTCGCTGCGATCTTCCCGTTGATCGAGTTCATGACCTGCTCGGGGAGGCGCATCTGATTCACGAAATAGACCTTCTCGACACTGATTCCGACCTTCGCGGCGTTCGCCTTTACCTCGTCCTCGACGCGCTGCTGTAGTGCCGCCTTGCCCCTGCCGTAGACGTCCTCGACCGCCATCGACGCGCCAGCGAGATTCAGGGCGTCGCGCACGATCGCGCGCAGGTAGGCGCCCGTGATCTCATCGACTCCGCGCCGATACTTCTGGAACACCTTGGGCGCGTTCTCACGCGGGATCGCGTAGCTGACGCCGATGTCGGTGTTGACCGACAACCCCTCCACCGTCTGGAACGTGAACGACTCGTCGGACTTGCCAGCTTTGTCCCACACGTAGGACTGCGTGAACGTTGGGAAGATGAACATGTCGACGTTGGGCCCGTTGAAGTAGCGGCCGGGGCCTTTCACCTCGACGTTGACGCCGCGGTCGTCGCCGTAGCGTTGCACCTTCACACCGACGTAGCCGGCCGGGACGTTATCGCAGCCGGCCGCGAGGAACATCGTCGGCGCGAGGATCAGAATCAGAAACAGGCGTTTCACTTGGTCTCCTTGAAATGAGGGGGGATGAATTTCACAAAGGCGGCGGCATATGCCAGCCACACGAACGGCACGGCGAGCAGGGTGATGCTGCTGTCCTGATTCACCAGCCACGGGGTGACGATCGACAGCAGCACGAGAAACAGCGCGGCCGCGACGATGAGCTTCGAAGCGGTTTTGATTGGTATCTCCGGTAAAAAATGGCGGGGCGCACATACGGGCCGCCCCGCCGAAAGGCCGCGCTTATCCGAGAGGAAATCCCGCGCGCGGCGAGCGGGGAACTGCGGTGTGGGTTGCGTTGGTCACAAAATGCCAGGCGTCCGGAGCGCCGGAATGTACGTGGTTATGGGATAAGTCGTCGTGCTACGATTCGCGCCAAAACAGATGAGGACGTGATGAAAAACTGGAAGCTCGTTGGCGGTTCGCTCGCTGTGATGGTGGCGGTCTTTGGCGTGTCTTACTTCTGTGCCATGATCGGCGGGAAAGGTGATTACGATCGATCGATCATGGCCGGTTGGCTGCAGGCAATTGGCTCTATTGCTGCAATTGTTGGTGCCCTGTGGGTCGCAGAGCGTCAAGCGAAAGGCGCAATCGAGTCGATAAAGATGCAGGTGGCTCGAGCGGCGCAAGATAGGCGCGACTCTGCTGTTGCCATTGCTGACGCGGCGTGGGAAAGGGCTGAGATGATCCGCTCAACAATGTCGATCGCAGACGTCAACGCGGTGCGGGTCGAACTCTACAAGACGTATGATCGTTCGATAATCGACGGGCTTGTTCGCGCGCTGCAGGGTATTCCAATGCACGAGATCGGCTCGAGCAAGGGGGTGTCGGAGCTGTTGCTGCTCATTGATCAATTCACCTTCCTCGCACGTTCCATTCAGGTGTTCTTTGACGGACCAATGCGTGATCCTGAGGTGGGTCCAAACATTGAACAGTATCTCAACGGTTCAGCTGAGGACCGAAAGATCGGGCATGATATGCACGCGCAAGTCGTCGAGGTGTACAGAGGGAACGTCTATCAGCATCTCAATGCAATACGCGAGCACTACAACTGCTTTTCTGATGCGCTTTCAAAGTTGGTCTGATTGACCGTTCTGCATAAGTCTGGCACTTTGATGATGCGGAGCGCAATGCTGCGAAAAGGACTCAATGGCGCTTACCGCAGTGCGTCGGCACGAAACGCGGCGCAGAGGAACCACACACAGCCGATAGTGATGCCGTAGGCGAGGATCATCCCGACAGCCCGAGCGAGACGCCCGTTCGGCCGAGCGCACGCGGCGAGTAGGTCATTGTCGAAAGCGACTCTGTTCATGATGGTCTCGTGTCGTCGCAATTACCGACGGTATGCATGGGTCGACGCGGCGAAAGGCTCGATGGACGTATCGGCTGCCGGCTCAATGCGCTGCATGGCGCCGGACGGCATGAGCTCGATTGCGTCGAGGCAATGTCCGGCGAAGTAGTTGCGATCATGGCGTTCGATGGCGTCTTGGAGCTTGGCCCATGTCAGGGTTTCACGGACGTTGTATTCGTGATTTGCATGGATGTGAAGCATCGCGGTCCCCGGTGGGTTGTGATTGCCCGCAGGGCGGGCGCGGTTGGTCAGACGTGCCAATGCGCGGTATCGATCACGCGAGCGGCGTTCACTTGATTTGCAAGACGCATTGCTTGCTCTTTGGTGAAGAAAGCCTCGACGCGCGGCCCTTCGTGGTACAGGACACGGCCGCGCGCCACCAAAACTTGCACGTACCACGCGTCATCCGGTGCGTCCGCGCCTACCTTGTGCGCCGACGCAACTGCAATTTCGATTCGAGCCATCGTCGTTCTCCTGTAGCGGCCGGGGTTGGTCAGTGCATGTGGTGCTCGTCGTCCCCGATGCGCTTCACTGCACGCGCAACCTCGACAACGAGCCAGAGAATCAGCAGGGCAAAAGCCCCGATTACGAAGTGCTTCACCTCAGCAGCCTCCGCGAAGATCTTCGATGCCCTGAGCGATCAGATCGCTTGCAACTTCGCGCAACAGGTGCTCGACAAGCGCGCCGCGAGGCAGACGGCGCAGTTCGAGGAGGTTCTTTGCGGCTTGGCTCACGATCGGCTCCTAGACCTTGAGTCCGATCGACCGTAGAAAGAGGCGTCGGTCGTATTCGAGCTTTAACCGGGCCGCGTGCCGCATAGCATGGGCGCGGCCGATGTTCTCGCTGTACCGATGAGATAGGCCGAGTACCGCCCACGTCTCACGGCTCGCGTTTGCGCTGACTTCGAGGTCCGCTGCTGCGTTTTCGAGCCACTCGACCGACACGGTCGGCAGCTTCCGTTTCGATTCCACTGGATCTCCTTTCGAAGGGGCACGATCGCGAGCCTCGTTTCCCCTCATGATTTAGTAGTCCGAATTCAATACAACGATCAGGGCGTAACACCAATCGATCTGCTTCCTTGTCAGTTTTCATGGGATGGGGCCACTGCCGCGACTTCCGGCTTCGCTTTCCCCTCCGAACGACAATCCGGCTATCTCGCGAACCGCCACGTGCGTCGCGACCAACTCCGGCGTCCTCTGGCTCCCTCGCCGCGGCCAGACCATGTCCGCATCGGCAGGACCCCATCTCATGAAAGCTGAGTGGTGTCGGGCGCTACCCCGTTTCTCGGCTACACCGTAGAGCCGGCCGGTTGCTCCCTCGCGGGTCCCGGCGCGCTAGCACTCTTAAAGATCGACCGCTTCGGCGGCGGCGCAGCGTTCAGTGCCGCGCTGGATCAAACTATACGCGAATGAATGGAAAAGGCAAGAGAAATCTATTCTCGAATGAATGGTTTGTTGTGAGAGAGCAATTGGGGCGGCATGCTTGTGCGGCTGACTTAGGTGGCGTTGGTGAAGGCCCACGCTAGACAGAACGGGTGGATTGGGGACCAGGCAAATGAATCAATGTAGGATCGCGGTCGCGATTACTGTTGCGGCTGCGCTCACGGCGTGCGGGGACAATGATGGCGGGCTCGAGGCGGCGCTTAGGGAGCGAGATTCGCGGGCGATCTCCTTGTGCCGGGAATACGCAAGATCTCGAGCGAGTCACCCTAGCACTGTCGACTTTTCTACTTGGGGCGCCCGGGTGGTCGAGCAGCCCGACGGTAGCGTCATTGCGCGATCGACGTTTACTGCAAGAAATGGCTTCGGGGCCGAGGTGAAGTTCGAAGTCGCCTGCCAAGTGAACGGAAGCGGGGTGGTCGATGGAGCGGTCCGCGAGGCTAGCTGATAGCGAAGTGTTCCTGCCGCGCTAAACTAAGAAGCCCTGACCGTTGGCAGGGCTCTTCATCACTTCACGGCCTTGATTGGGTTCTTTTTCCAACTCTCAGCGAGTTGCTCGAGCTCTTGGAAGAACGTGTCTTTTCCCTCGATGCGCCGCACTTCGTGGATGAAGCCGCGGGCTGAATTCCATACTTTGAGGACGTTCGAGCACTGCATTCGTTTGTAGATCTTTTCGTCGAATGCCCCTAGCCGAATTCCGAGTGCGATGAACTCGTGGTTGTTGAGGACCTTGAGAATCGCATCGCGTTCGCTACTATGCTGCTTCACGAAGTCGCTGAACTGTGAGTTCTCACGATGAAGCCTGAAGACTAAGGCGGTCGCATCGAGCAACTCCTTGTCAGTCTTCTGGTGAATCATCAGGTCAATCAGGGCTTTGGTTCTGTTTTGTTTTCCGTTGTAGTAGATGACGGCAACACCAGCGAGCGCGGAAATTAAAAAGGCTCCTGTTTGTATCCAGAAGCCCCAAGTTTCCCCAAGCCAGCCGACCGTCTTTGCGATCTGCTGGCACTCCATTTAGCCGTCCCAGCCTTCCATCAGAGCCTTCTTCATGGTGATTCCCCCGTGGTTAGAGTTGTGGATTCCTTGGTGGCGATCGCACTGTACTGACCCAGTAATAACATGATTACAAAGCCATCAACTTCAAGTGCATCCTTCGTCGGAAGGTGATGGCATTGTACGTCAGATCGTCAGGCAATGTGTTACGTAGTGATACGGAGTGAGACGAACTGACACGTTGCAGGAACCTGTACGAAATTGGGGTACGCCCCGGCCAATGATTGAAATCTCAGGCCGAATCGTCGGCCGCATGGACATCGTATACGCTGCCTAACATAGTTGAAAGCTCCCCAATTCTGAGGCTAAACTACTGTACATGCATACAGTGTTCTAAGCAGGTAAGAGGGGGCTAGGGTGGAACGAGAGATGAGCGCAGGGGGGCTGCGGTGCCGGCCGGGGGACTTGGCCAGGGTGGTGGACGCATGGAATCCTGCCTTGGTCGGCCGGATCGTGCTGATAAAGATGGCCCACTCCGAAACAGAGTGGGTTGTGACGTTGTTGGGCGAGCCTGGCGTAACGCTAACGAAAAACAGAACGCGGATGGTCGCAAGTAATTCGGCACTGGCCTACGATTCGGCGCTGGAGCCGATTCGTGCCGTTGAGGTCGGCATCGCCGACCAAATTACGGCTGGAGATGCGGAAGGTTACCGTCGTCGTCAGAGTTGTGCTGCGCCGGTATCGATCTAAGCAACGTTGCTACGGCGGCGAACACCTCTTCTGAGACGCCGGCGTCATTGGCTCGCTTGATCTCCGAAATCAATCTCTGCACGTGAAGCGGAAGCGCGCGTGGTGCTTCCGCCGCACGATCATGTGTCTGAGGGCTATACAGCTCCGCCACGAACTTCGGGCCGCGCTCGGTAAGAAGCCACTCGCACGTCACTCCAAACGGGATTGCCAATGCCGCCAGAGTTTCCATCTCAGGCACTGAGCCGCCCCGCAAAATGCGGCTGATCGTTGGCTGCGGTACCCCAGTGTCGCGTGAAAGCTTGCTCTGCCCGCGTTCCCCGTAGTTGGGATGGGCATGCAGCAGCTCTCTCAATCGGTCACCGACTTTTTTCATGGCGTGACTATGCGTCAATGAATAGGCCATATCAACAAATCACTCGATCGCGCATTGACAATTAGTCATTCGCGTATAGAATGTCCGCATGGACATGCCAACTACTGCCACCGCGCTTCTCAGCGACATCAAGGCCCAGCGAGACTTGAGCGAAGTCGCGATCGCGCGTCGTCTCCAGATTTCCCAGCCGACGGTCAATCGAATCCTGCGAGGGAAATCGGACTGCAAGAGCAGTACGTTTGTGGCGATACAAGCATGGTGGAAAGAGCTCGCCCAACAAAAGGAGACCGCATGAAGCGCCTGTACGCACGTTTAGTCCTCTGGCTGATTCGGCCGGCGCTCAACTTGCGGACTGAGCGCCAGAAAGCCGCGGTCCGTTACTACGAGGCAGCTATCGGATCGACTGGGCCAAGTTGGAGAAGCCTTCGGAATACCGTTCAAACGACGACAGGACGCCATCGCCGGCCCGTTCGCTGTTGAGCAATGTCACACGAGCCACCTCAAGTGCTTGAGTGTGCTCCGTGATGAACCGATTGAGTTGATCTTTGGACATCGACCGAAGTAGAGCGTCAACGACTGCAAGAAGCGCCATGTTTTCGCCCTTCAGTTCACAGATCCGGTCAGCCGCGTCTTTTAGATCCTTCATGGGGGTCCCCGTATGGAAATGGTTGTGTGAGAGCTGCCAATTCTAAGGCGAAAGCTCGGGACCCTCGCCCAATGCAGTAGATCGCGCCTGCATGGCGCGGTTGAGGAAGTTGAATTTTCGTTCGCATCATAGGGACACACTTTAGTAGTCTTTACCGCGACAAACAACGTTCAGATGAGGATTGAATGAACATCATCGACGCCGCATACGCGGTTGTTCACGATTACCCGGGCGGCAGTGAGTCGCTCGCGCCGCGTCTCGGTATGTCGGCGGCGGTGCTGCGGAACAAGGTGAACCCGAACAACGCTACGCATCACCTCGGGCTCGCTGACGCGGTTCGCGCGACGGACGTGACCAACGACGATCGGATGCTCGAAGCGTGGGCAGCGGCGCGTGGTTACGCGCTCGTGAAGTTGCCGAGCGCCGTTGACTGCTGCGACGCCGCGATCGTCGAGCTGATGGGCAAGGCGTGGTCGACGCACGGCGACGTCGGACAGGAGATCGTGAAGACGCTCGAAGACGGCCGTGTCGAGCGGCACGAGATCGAGCGCGTGGATCACCGAATTTTCAAGCACGCGCAGGTGCTTCTCGATATCTCCGCGCGGCTGCGCGGCATGGCCGAGTAGTGGGGAGCGCTTGAGTGTCGCCTACTACAACGAGCACGATCAAGTCGCCGCGGAGTGGCTGCGCAACCTCGTTGCGGCAGGCCACATCGCGCCCGGTGACGTCGACGAACGCGACATCCGCGACGTGCATCCCGACGACCTTCGTCCATACGCCCAGTGCCATTTCTTCGCAGGCGTCGGCGTCTGGTCCTACGCGCTTCGTCGCGCCGGATGGCCCGACGATCGACCTGTTTGGACGGGTTCCTGTCCGTGCCAACCTTTCTCCGCGGCAGGCAAAGGACTTGGATTTGATGATGAGCGGCACCTGTGGCCTGCGTGGTACTGGCTCATCGGCGAGCGCCGCCCTGCAATCGTCTTTGGAGAGCAGGTTGCGAGCTCGGCTGTCGACCCTTGGATCGACCTTGTTCAAGCTGACGTGGAAGCGCTGGACTACGCCTATGGGTGTGTCCCGTTTCCGTCTGCGGGCGTCGGTGCTCCGCACATCCGCGACCGGGCGTACTGGATGGCCTACGCCTACGGCCGCGCTCGCAGAGAAAGGCGTGCGCACGTTCGAGAGGGGGCTGATGGAAGCGATGCGCAATCATGGGCCGGATCTGGCGGCAGCGGCATGTCTGGCCGGCTGGCCGACACCGACAGTCGGCAACGCGGAGGGCTCGCAATCGTTCGAGGGCTTGAGCGCGACGGGCAAGACGCAGGACGGTCGCAAGGTAGCGGTGAGCCTGAATCACGTGGCGCAGTTCGCGGGATGGCCGACACCTACGTCGACGGATTTCAAAGGCGCACCGTCGAAACCGTATTCGGAGCGGGGCGGCGGCAAAAAGGGGATGCGCCTGGACGCAGCGGCACACCACTGGCTCGCAGGCTGGCCGACACCCACATCAACGGATGCGCTCCGGAATCCGGCTGCGCAGTTCTCGACGACGAACATCGCGTTGAACCACACGGCGGCGCTCCTGAAGGACAACCCCATGCCGGCTCGACTAACGGCTTCTGGCGAGCTGCTGACTGGCTCCTGTGTCGGGATGGAAAGTGGAGGCCAGTTGAATCCGGCACATTCCCGCTGGTTGATGGGTCTGCCGGTCGCATGGGACGAGTGCGCGCCGATCAAGCGCGCCTCGCCGCGCTTCGTCCACGGAAAGACCAAGGCAGCCGCCAAGGCCGACTCCGAGGGTACGGCAACGCGATCAACGCGGAAGCGGCGGTTGCGTGGATCGAAGCGTGCCGAGGAGTGATCGGATGAACTGGCTCGATCAATCCCACCGCGGAGACTGCCGTGACCTGATGCGCGCGATGATCGCCGACGGCGTGCGTGTGCAGACGATCGTGACGTCGCCGCCGTACTGGGGCCTTCGCTCGTATCTGCCTGACGGACATCCCGACAAGGGCAGGGAGATCGGCAGCGAGCCGACACTGCGCGAGTTCATCGACACGCTCGTCGGCGTGTTCGAGCTCTGCCGCCAACTGCTCGTGGACGACGGGACGCTCTGGCTGAACATGGGCGATGCCTATGCCTCATCGGGCGGACAGACGCCGATGCGCGGTGAGACGTTTGCCGGGCGCGCTCGCGCTAAGGAGAACATCTGCCTGAGCAACAGGAAAGCGGGCATCGACGGTCTGAAGGTCAAGGATCTGATGGGCCAGCCGTGGCGTCTTGCGTTTGCATTGCAGGATGCCGGCTGGTATCTCCGACAGGACATCATCTGGCACAAGCCGAACCCGATGCCCGAGAGCGTGCGCGACCGCTGCACTAAGGCACACGAATATCTGTTCCTGCTGAGCAAGAGTGAGCGCTACTACTACGATCAGGACGCAATCCGCGAGCCTCTGGCTGAAAAGACGTTCACCACGTTCGGCACGAAGCATCGCGCGCAGGGCAACGACAGTCTCGGTGCCGTGAAGTCCGACAACTGGGGGCGCACTGTCAAGGAGCGGCAACCCAAACTTACGGCTGATGGCGAGATCGCGGGCGCGAACAAACGCTCGGTCTGGACGATCGCCACGAAGCCATATAAAGGCGCTCACTTCGCGACCTTCCCGGAGGAACTCGTCGAACCCTGTGTGCTCGCCGGTAGCCGGTCGGGCGATGTCGTCTTCGATCCGTTCTTCGGCAGCGGCACGACCGGACAAGTAGCGCAGCGCCTCGGCCGCCGTTTCATCGGCTGCGAACTCAACCCGGACTATGAGCCGCTGCAACGCGATCGTCTGCGGCAGCCGGGATTCGTTTTGGAGGTCATGTGAGCGAGCGCCCAACCCTCCACGTCGTTTCTCTGTCCGGCGGCAAGGACAGTACCGCGACGCTGCTCGTCGCGCTCGAGCTGCACGGACACGAGAACGTCCGTGTCGCAATGGCGGATACAGGCAACGAGCACCGTCTTACCTACGAGTATGTCGACTATCTCGAAGACGTCCTGTCGATCCCGGTGGCGCGTCTCAAGCGTGACTTCACTCCCGAGTGGTGGCATCGGCGCGACTACGTTCGCGACAAGTGGCCGGAGAAGGGTGTTCCTGAGAACGTCGTCCTGCGCGCCTTAGCCGTGTTCGAGCGTGGGCCGACCGGCATCCCCTTCCTCGACCTTTGCATCATCAAGGGGCGCTTCCCGAGCCGCATGGCTCAGTTCTGCACGTACTTCCTCAAGACTGAGCCTCTGAATGAGTACGCGCTGAACCTGATCGATGAGGCGGGTGTTGCTGTGTGGTCTTGGCAAGGTGTCCGCATCGAGGAGAGCGAGGCGCGCCGCAACCGCCTGCAGGGCACAGGGGCATGCGTCCGATCGTTTGAAGAGGTCGGCGGGGGGCTGTTCATCTATCGGCCGGTGTTGCGCTGGACGGCCGAATCCATATTCGAAGCGCACCGCGTAGCCGGTATCAGACCGAACCCGCTCTACCTGCAAGGCCGCAAGCGCGTCGGTTGCCTCTGCATCAATGCTGGTAAAGACGAGATCCGGCAATGGGATATGCGTGACCGCGACCACATCGAGATGATCGCCGAGTGGGAAGGCATCGTTTCGGATGCGTCGAAGCGTGGCAACTCCACCTTCTTCCCGGCCCCAGGCGAGACGGACACGGCGCGGGAGCGAGGAAACATCTGGCAAGTCGTCGAGTGGTCGAAGACGACTCGTGGCGGTCGGCAATACGACCTTCTCGCGGACGCCGAACCTGCGACGACGTGCTCGTCCGCATACGGGCTTTGCGAATAGCTCCATTCACAAACTATCTCAATAGGAGCCACTGATGGCCAAAAACTCAATCGACGTCTACGGGGCATCGGGCAAGGGCAACGTCCTTTCGATGGACCCCGACAAGCTGACGCTCGTCACGGACCCGAAGCACCCGCTGTACGACCGGCGCGTACATCAGGCGCCGAACCCGAAGACGGTTCGGAACTACCGCGCGCAGGGCGTGCTTGAGCCGGTGCTCTTCTACAAAGACCCGGAGACAGGCGAGAACCTCGTGATCGACGGCCGTCGCCGCGTGATCAACGCGCGCGAGCTGAACCGTCAACTGATCGAGGCGGGCGAAGAGCCGATCACGATTCCGGCGATCCCGAAGCGCGTCATGCGCGACAGCGACAAGTCGTTTGTCGGAATGATGGTCAGCACGAACGAGATCCGCGAAGAGGACTCGCCGATCAACCGGGCCGAGAAGATGGCTCGCATGCTCGACGTCGGCCACACCGAGGATGCTATCGCCGTCGCGTTCGGTGTCGAGGTGCCGACCGTGCGCTCTGCTTTGAAGCTGCTCGACTGCTGCATGGCGGTGCGTGACGCTGTTGAGGCGGAACAGATCACTGTGTCGCACGCGCTGAAGCTTGCGAAGCTGTCGCCCGACGAGCAACGCGCGAAGGTTCAGGCGTTGATCGATGCCGCTGACGGCAAGGAAGGGCACGCGCGCTCGCGTGCGCAGAAGGCCGTGCTCGGCGGTACGGCGGCACGCGTACGTCCGCGTAAGCAGATCGAGGCGGCGCTCGCGAAGGCGACAGGCGAGCGCTTGGCGGCGCTGCGATGGGTGCTCGGTATTGACGACGCGGAAAGCGCACAGGAGGCCGCCGAATGAGTTTCGAGCACCTCAACCGCGCTATGCGCGAGCAGTTCCCGCCGACGGCCAAGGTGATCCTGATCTTTCTGGCGCGGTTGGCCGACGAGCAGGGGAATTGCGATCCGTCGATCGACGCCATTGCGGAATTCGCGGGCGTGACGCGCGTGACCGTGTCGTCGACCCTTCGCACGTTGGAGGAGGCCGGTGCGCTGCGCATTACGCGCCGGCCCGGTCACCCGAGCGCCTATCGCTTGACTCTCGGGAGAGCGTCTTGACTCCGACCGACATCAAAGAGCCCGTTCCGGCGCGCGCTGGCGAAGTGACGCCCGTTGCGGTGACAGCTCGCGCAGCGGCCACGCGTACGTGTCTGTCATGTGGCGCAAAGACTGACGCTCACGGCGCGTTGCCGTGCGGGCACTGAGGAGCCTATGAGCGTCAAGGTTATGAACGCGGTGTTCGAGCGCTATCCGGAAGGCGGCGGCGAGATGATTCTCGCGCTGGCACTTGCGGACCATTCGCACGATGACGGGACGCACATCTATCCGAGCGTCGACAAGTTGGCTGCGAAGACGCGCCAATCGCCGCGTGCAGTGCAGTACCAGCTTCGCCGGATGCAGCAGTCGGGCTGGCTAATTCTCGTGAGCGAGTCGAAGGGCGGGCGTGGGAATACGCGCGAATACCGAATCAATTCGGACTGGATAAACGGTGCAGAACTTGCGCCCATTTCGTCGGGTTCAAAGGGTGCAAAAAATGCACCCAATGGAAAGGGTGCAAACGACGACGTAAAGGGTGCAACTGGCGACATAAAGGGTGCAAATCACAGCACTAAAGGGTGCAAAGCTTTTGCACCCGAATCATCAGGAACCGTCATAGAACCATCAGAGAACCATCAACCCGCGCGGCGTGCGCCGCGAGTTGCGTTGCATGGCGAACTGCGATCAATCGAGCTGCCCGACTGGTTGCCCGTCGACGCGTGGCTTGACTGGTGCGAGCACCGCGAGGCGAAAGCGGCGGAGAAGTCGGCGCCGTGGACACGCCCGGCGGCGAAGGTGTCGCTGCGCCGCCTCGAGAAGCTGAGAGAGCTTGGGCATGCCCCGGCGGACTGCATCGACGAAGCGGTATTGCGCGGCTGGACGGGGCTGTTCCCGGTAAAGCCGGACGGCGCGGCGACGAGCGGGCAGGACGTTCCTTCCGACTGGCACAAGAGCGCGCAAGGTGTCACTGACCGCGGTAAGCAACTCGGCATCGAGCAGCGCGAGGGCGAAGTGTTCATGCGTTTTAAGGCGCGCGTCGTCAAGGCGGACGGGCCCGGCGAGGCGATGGAGGAAATGCTTCGCGAGGCTGGTCGCTTTGGGAATGAGACCTACGAGCAGTTGTACCGGTACTTCAACGACATCCCGCGCGATCAGGAGGCGACGTGACGAAGCGCGCTTCACGGCAGCTCGTCGTTCCCGAGGGTACGGCGATGGTTGGCACGACACGCGTGCGCGACGACCGAACTATCGGTCGCAGCTTCGCCGAGCGCGAGCTGGCGCGCCGCACGGGCAAGCAGCCGAACTCCGAATTCGACGAAATCGCATCCGGCGACCTCGACCGGCCACTCTTCACGCCGGTAACGACGGCGAAGCGCTCGAAGTACCGCAACACGAAGTGCGAGCACGACGGCATCAGGTTCGACAGCAAGCGCGAGCGGTCGCGATGGTTCGAGTTGATCAAGCAACAAGACGTCGGGCTGATCAGCGGTCTTCGGCGTCAGGTCGTCTTCGAGCTCGCACCCGGTGTGGTCATCGCAAGTCGGAAGCGCCCGGCGCTGCGTTACATCGCCGACTTCGTCTATACGCGAGACGGAGTGCAGATCGTCGAGGACGTGAAAGGCGCGATCACGGGCGAATACCGGATCAAGCGCCACCTGATGAAGTCGGTACATGACATCGACATTTCTGAAATCAAGTAGGGAGGAGGGGTGACAACAGCGAGCATGAACCCGCAAGAGCGGCGGATCTGCAACTTCGTGAAGAACAATCCGGGCCGCACGGTGCTCGAGATTGCCGACGCGATCGACGAGAACCCGTCGACGACGAAGAAGCGCACGCCGCGGCTGGTCGAGCACGGCTATCTGCGGAAGGTCGGACGCCGGCGGCCATACGGCTATCGATGGACGGGGAAACCGTTTCCGGAGGTCATTCTCTCGTGGCGCGATCGTGAGCAGATCCGCGTCGCCGAGCAGCGCAGTGCGCGCGAACGTTCGATTCAGCTCGCTACGTTCGTTATCGGCGAAATGGTGCGGCGGGCGAGGGGAATTGCATGAAGGTCAGCGAATTGATTGGCGCAGAACTCGACTGCTGGGTCGCACGTGCTCGGGGTAGAGAGGCGGAGGTCATCGACGGTAAGGCGACCATTGTCCGCGTACGCATCGGATTCTTGAACGGTACCGAAGAGGGGACCCACGTTATCCGTGGACCCTATCAGCCGTCGACGCGTTGGGAAGACGGCGGCGAGCTTATCGAACGCGCACGAATTACCGTCGCGCCGAAATACCGAGGAGCCGAGTGGGGTGCATACATCCGGAACTGCTGCTATGAGTCCGACGATCCAGACCAAACTGGCCCTACACCGCTGATAGCAGCAATGCGTGCTTTCGTGGCCTGGAAGTTCGGTGACGAGGTAGAGGCATGAAGCGAGCCGGATTCAAGCCGCGCAAGAAGCCGATGTCGCGCGGATCGTGGTCCCGAAGAAGCTCGCCGCTTCCCGAGCGGCCCCCGCGAGAGATGGCGATGAGGAGCCGCCCGAGACGGCCTGCCGTCGTAGAGGGTCTGAAGTATCTGAAGGCGTGTCGCGGCGAACCGTGCTTTCTACGTGTGCCGGGTGTGTGCCGTCTTAACCCACTAGACGAAACTGTCGTACCGTGCCACTCGAACCAATCGCGCCACGGGAAGGCCGGGGCGATGAAGGCGAGAAACGAATTTACGGTTCCCGGTTGCGTCGCGTGTCACGCGTGGATCGATCAGAACCGGGTCGGCACGCCGAAGCAGGCCAAGTTCGATGTGTGGGATCGGGCATTCGAAGAATGGGCGCCGGTACGGGCCCGAAAGATGGGAGAAGCAAATTGCCAGTGAGGATGTGGGTTGAGATTCCGGACGGCTCGTATAGCGTGCCGAGACATCGCGGACGTGGCGGAATTATCGTCTGTGAGCGGAAGCGCGAGATCGACGCGACAGTATTTCGAATCGCTCGAATCGCTACCGTTAAGCGCCAGTTGGTCACGGCCGTCGAGGTGGATGCGTTTATTCCCGAAATGCACCGATCGCGCATCCCACAGTGCGATGGCCGTTGGGTGGAGCCGGGCGTTTTCCGGACGAAGGCATACGCGTATCGAAACCGGAGCTCGCGTGTGCTCGGCGCGTTCATCAAGAGTGGTGATGATGCATGGGACGTGCGGGGGATGTCGTGAGCGCCTATCTCTACTTCGACCAGGGCGAGATTGCGGAGCCCGTGGCAAAGATGGCGGTGCGTCGCAACGAAGCAAGCACGGGTCGCCGCGTCATCGCGTTTCCGGGCTGTCCGCTCGAAGGCGTCGAACTCAAGGGCGGCCAAATCGAGATGCGGTTTCCACGCAGCGAGGAGATACGCACTGTCCTGATTAACTGGCTGATGTACTGGGGAATCCCGTTTCGAGTCCTGCCATGAACGAGCAAAACGAACCGACGATCGACGAGAGCAACCAGATAGAGGAACTGCTCGACGAGTGGTACGACTGGCAATCGGGATACACACCGAACCTCGGACATGGAAGGGTCGCCGCCACGTGCCGAGGCTTCGCCGAAGACGACCGGACCGAAACGGAGGAGGAACGCGCAGAGAAGGCCGATCGGAAGGCGGCAAAGCGGCGCGCGGAACTGGTTGACGTCTGCGTCGATGCATTGGCGTGGCAGGAGCGCGCAGCGATTCAGCAGCACATGAAGGCGAAGCGCGTTAGCGAGATGAACCGGGAATGCGGTGCGCGCGTCTGGTTCAATCCTCGCCGGTCCGCTTTGCTGGACGCACACGCGACGTATCAGCAGGCGAAGCGGTCGATTCTTGGGCCGCTGAAGCGTCGCGGCCTGCTGAAGTGTCCCGAAATACTGTAGCTACAAAAAATACTTGCAATTGTTATTAACCGTAACTACAATAATTTGCATGGACATCACCTTTGACCCGACCAAGAACAAAACGAACATTGCCAAGCATGGAGTGTCGTTGGCGCTTGCAGCGCAACTCGACTGGTCGGACGTGTTGTCCTACGTGGACGACCGACGCGACTACAGTGAAGTGCGCGAAGTCGGGTTCGGTGTGATCGGCGATCGCCTCTATTGCGTGGTGTTCACGCAGCGCGGCGACTCGATGCACATCATCAGCATGCGTAAGGCGAACAAGCGGGAGGTCAAGAGCTATGTCGAGCAAGCGTAAGATCGTCATGCCGACGGACGAGGAAGACGCGGCAATCAACCGCGGCATCGCGGCCGATCCCGACACGTTCGAAGTGCCGGCGGAAGACTTCGCGAAGATGACGCGGCGAGGCAAGCGTGGTCGTCCGCCGCTCGAAGCGCCCAAGGTGCAATTGACCGTGCGCTATGACGTCGACATTGTCGACGCCTTCAAGGCAACGGGCGAAGGTTGGCAGACGCGCATGAATGATGCGTTGCGCGAGTGGCTGAGGGAACATCAGCCTGCGTAGCGCTCGTTCGACGACGCGATAAAAAGAGGTTGTAAACCGCGCCGCGTTTCGCTATATTGACGACGTCGGGCGCGAGGTGCGCCCAAATGAAGCCCGCAAGGTGAAAGCCTCGCGGGCTTTTTCGTTTCCGCGCCCGGAACTGATATGGCTGTTCTGATGTTTCACTGTCGTCCGCACTGGGAGCGTGCGGCTGTGGCGGTCATCGAGTTCATGCGACTGCATTACGCAGATCGACGAGACGAGCGACATTGCGTTACGACTGTGCAGGCGGCAACTCGATCAAGTCGTCGACGGGCACGGCAAGTGCGCTGGCGATCTTAGACAGCACGTCGGTAGTACCGACGCGCTGCCGGGTTTCGATTTGGCTGAGATACGGTTTGCTGATGCCGGCTGCTGCGGCGAGCGCATCTTGCGTCATGCGCAGATGATTGCGCCAAGCTCGAACAGGGTGATCGCCCGCCAGTTCAGCATCGAGCACAGCGGCCGGGATGCGGCGGCCGTCGTCGCTTGCCTTGGCCTGCGCGTAGAGCGCTTCATCTTCGAGGTCTTCGATCAGGTCCTTCACGCGGTCCCACAGTTCGATGGGGACCACGGCAAAGGCCCGGTGGCCGTCCTGCTCGATAAATTGAACTTCGGTCATTTGTAGGCACCTCCACGGGGTTTGACGGCCAGCACAACGATCACGACGCGGCCATCTTCGATTTCGTACAACACACGCCAATCGCCAACTCGGAGCCGGTAGCCGGGCTGGCCCGCCAACTTTTTCGCGTTCGGATTCGGTGCGTAGGGGTCAACTGCCAGTGCATCGATCTTTGCCCGAATCGTCGCCGAAATGTTGCGCGGCATTGCCTTGAGGGCTTGGGCGGCTTGTTTGGTGAATTCGATTGAGTGCATGAACACATGTTAGCACATTGCTAACAAATGTGCAAACAAAGTTAGCGGATTTGTAGAGATGGCACGACGCCCGATGAAGCCGTGCAAGCACCGGGGGTGCGGTGCGCTCGTCGCGGATGGTAAGTCGCACTGCGATCAACATGCGCACGAGGCCGTCAAGTGGAAGTCCGACGCGGTGCGCGGCAATCGTCATGCGCGGGGATACGGAACCGCGTGGGACAAGATCAGGCAGCGCATCTTGCGCCGCGACAGCGGCCTCTGTCAGCCCTGTTTGCAAGCAGGGCGCGTGACTGTCGCCACTGCGGTTGACCACGTTATTTCGAAGGCGCGGGGTGGCACCGACCACGACGAGAACCTGCAAGCGATCTGCCGTGACTGTCACGCGGCGAAGACGGCGCGCGAGCGGTTGCGGTGATGTGGTGGTGGCTGCGCCCGTCGTTGCCCGCCCGGCGTATGCGCCGGGCGGGGAGGGGGGTGAAAAAGTCTAGGAGGTGTCGCCTCCGGGACCGCCCGCTTCGTCAAATTTTCACGCCCGCGAAATTAAAAATTCAGGAGTTTGCCAGTGGGAGGTATCGCGACAGTGCCGGGCCGGGGCAGAAAACCCAAGCCGACGGCACGGAAAATCGCTGCGGGAAATCCCGGTAAACGCGCGCTGAATAAGGACGAGCCAGACTTCGGCTTGGTCACGAACATCGAGCCGCCGGACTGGATTGTCGGCGAGGCGCGGGGCATGTGGGAGCGCGTTGTGCCGCTGCTTTGTGGACAAAACATCTTGCAAGTGACCGACCTGCACATTGTAGAAATCTTCTGTGCGGCCTACGGCAACTGGAGGACCGCCCAGGACGATTTGACTCGCAACGGCCCTGTCGTCGACAGCTCGCAAGGCAGTCCGATGAAGAATCCAGCTGCGACCGTTGTGAAGGAAGCGGCGGCGCAAATGGCGAGTTTCGGCGCAATGCTGGGGCTCGACCCGGCGAGCCGGCAGCGCCTGGTCGGCGCAAAGCCGAAAACAACGGACAACCCTTTCGCGAAGCTGCTCGGCAAATGATTGGAAGACATGGCGACGAATTTCCCGCGCGTAGAGCAAGGGCTCAAGTTCGCGCGAGAAGTCGTTCGGGGCAAGCGCTCCGCTTGTCGGTATGTGCAACTCGCTTGCAAGCGCCACCTTGACGACCTTGCTGCGAGCCGAAAGAAGGACTTCCGCTGGAAGTTCGATCCGGAGGTGGCCGAGCGGAAGCTCGCACTCATTGAGCTGCTGCCGCACACGAAGGGCGAGTGGGCGTTCAAGGGGCAACTGGTAACGCTGGAGCCGTGGCAGAAGTTCGGCCTGATGGCGACGTTCGGATGGCTTAATAAGCGCACCGGCAAGCGCCGGTTTCGAGAAAGCTACTGGGAGGTCCCGAGAAAGAACGGCAAATCGGTGATTGCCGCGGGCGTTGGCATCGGTATGTTCGTCCTCGACGACGAGTTCGGTGCGGAGGTATATGCGGGCGCGACGACCGAAAAGCAGGCGTGGGAGGTATTTCGTCCGGCACAGCTGATGGTCAAGCGTTCGCCCATGCTGATTGAGTCGGCTGGAATCGAGGTGAATGCCTCGAACATGAACAAGCCAGCCGACGGCAGCCGGTTTGAGCCGATCATCGGCAACCCGGGCGATGGCGCGTCGCCGTCGTGTGCGATCGTAGACGAGTATCACGAGCACGACAGCGCGGCATTGTACGAAACGATGCTGACTGGCATGGGCGCGCGTCGACAGCCGCTCATGTTCATCATCACGACTGCGGGCGCGAACATCGAGGGGCCGTGCTTCGACAAGCGCAGGCAGGTGATCGAAATGCTCGAAGGGACGGTGCCCGACGACGAGCTCTTCGGCTGGATTTGGACCATCGACGAAGGGGACGATTGGACCGATCCGCGCGTGCTGGCGAAAGCCAATCCGAACATCGGGATCTCGGTCTATCAGGAGTATCTCGAAAGCCAGCAACAGCGCGCAATCAAGTCTGCACGCTTCACAAACACGTTTAAGACGAAGCATTTAAACGTCTGGACGTCGGCCAAGGCTGGCTATTTCAACCTCGAAGACTGGAAAGCATGCGAAAACCGATCGCTGACCCTCGAGCAGTTCGAGGGGCAAGATTGCGTGCTCGCGCTCGACATGGCGCGCAAACTCGACCTGAATAGCATGGCTCGGCTTTTCTGGCGCGACATCGATGGGCGGCGGCACTACTTCTGCGTTGTGCCGCGGTTCTGGGTGCCCGAAGACACTGTGCGCAATACCGAAAACCGCCGTATGGCGGAGCGATATCAGGCATGGGTCAATCAGGGCGTTCTGCTCGAAACGGACGGCGCGGAGATCGACTATCGCGACATTCTCGAGGAGGCGAAGGATGCGAACCGGTTGTGCCCGGTGCAATGTACTCCGCTCGATCCGCATGGCGCGACGAATCTGGCTCATCAGCTCGAGGACGAAGGGCTGACGCCGGTCACGATCGTGCAGAACTACACGAACATGTCGGACCCAATGAAGGAGCTTGAGGCGGCGATTACGGCGGGCCGATTCCATCACGACGGCAACCCGATCATGACATGGTGTATCAGCAATGTCATCGGCAAGAACCTGCCGGGCAACGATGACGTGGTGCGCCCGATCAAGCAGGGTAACGACAACAAAATCGACGGTGCTGTTGCGCTGATTATGGCGATAGGTCGGGCCATGCTGGCCGATCGAGTCGATTCTGAGTCGATCTACGATCAAGGAGTAGGCGTTTGAATTCAATTGGCATTGCGGCTTGGGTGGCAGGCCTGCTTGGGTTTGCGTTGCTTGTGACCGGCGTGGCAATGATCAGCTTGCCGGTCGGCTTGATCGTTGCGGGCGTCCTGCTTTTGATGTGGGCGTTTCTGGCGGATCTGGCGTCGGCCCGCGCCGCACGTGCAGTCCCGTCGAAGGAGTAGCCCATGTTTTTCAGTAGGCAATTGCTGTCCAACGGCGGTCAGGCGCAGATGGGCGGTGGAGGATGGGTATCGGCACTGTTAGGTCGCTCCCGGTCGGAATCCGGTCAGGTCGTCACCCCCGCAAGTGCGTTGTCGCTGACGGTCCTGCAAAACTGTGTCACGCTTCTTTCGGAGAGCATCGCGCAGTTGCCGATCGAGCTGTACGAACGCTCGGGCGACGACAGAAAGCTGGCGATCGATCATCCCCTGTATTCGATCCTCAAATACCAGCCGAATCCGTGGCAGACGCCGTTTGAGTTTCAGGAGCAGTCACAGGTAGCTGCCGGTCTTCGCGGCAACAGCTACAGCTTCATCGATCGCGATCAAGACGGTGTCATTCAAGGGCTGTATCCGCTGGATAACGAGGCGGTCACGGTCATGAAAGGCGCGGACCTGATGCCGGTCTATCGGGTCTATGGGTTCGATCCTATGCCGAGGCGGATGGTGCATCACGTTCGCTGGATGTCGATCAACGGTTACACAGGGTTGTCACCGGTCTTGCTTCATGCGAACGCGATCGGGTATGCGCAGGCGATCCAGCAGTACGCCGGCAAGTCGTTCATGAACGGCACGGCGCTGTCGGGTGTGATCGAGCGGCCGAAGGATGCCCCGGCGCTCAAGGACCAAACCAGCGTGGATCGCATCACCGATGGTTGGAACGAAAAATTCGGCGGATCTGGAAACGCGAAGAAAGTCGCGCTTCTCCAGGAGGGTATGACGTTCAAGCCACTGTCGATGACGAACGTTGACGCGGCACTGATTGATGCGCTGCGGCTCTCGGCGCTCGATATTGCGCGGATCTACAAGATTCCGGCCCACATGGTGAACGAGTTGGAGCGAGCGACGTTCAGCAACATCGAGCACCAGTCGCTCCAGTTCGTCATCTACACGCTGTTGCCGTGGGTCAAGCGGCATGAGCAGGCGAAGACGCGCGATCTCCTGTTGCCGTCGGAGCGCAAGCAGTACTTCATCGAATACAACCTCGGAGGGCTGTTGCGAGGAGATCAGTCGTCGCGCTACGCCGCATACGCGGTCGGACGCCAGTGGGGCTGGCTGTCGATCAACGACATTCGGCGGCTTGAGAACATGCCGCCTGTCAAGGGCGGCGACATCTACCTGAGTCCGATGAACATGGTCGACGCGTCGAAGCCGCAGCCGCTTCCTGTCGGCAAAACCGAGCCGACGAAAGCGGCAATCGACGAAATTAGGAGGGTCCTCTCTTGAAACCGCACCTCAGACTGGCAAGTCTGATTTTCAATCAGCCACAGCTCGTTACGGACCCGATGATGTCGCTCGCGGTGCAATGGGCGAATCACGCGCTCAATTTGAACATTGTCAATCTGACCGTGAACGGCATGCAGCCGAAGATCATGGAAGACGACGAATCCGAAAGCGGTGCGCAGATGGCTGCTGCATCGGAGCGCCGGCGTGCCCTGGTATCCGATACCGGCATGGACATCATTCCGGTGTCGGGGATTCTCGTATCGCGATCCGCACACATGAACCCCTGCGAGCCGATGACGAGCTATGAGGGCTTGCGCGCCGCAGTGAATCAGGCGGTCGCAGATCCGGCCGTCGAACATATCGTGCTCGACATCGACAGCAACGGCGGGAGCGCGACCGGCGCGTTCGAACTGGCGGACGACATCCGCGCTGCCTCGTTGATGAAGCCGATCACAGCAATCGTCAACTTCTCGGCTTTCTCGGGCGGCTACCTGATCGCAGCCGCTGCATCGAAGGTGATCGTCAGCCGCACTTCGGGCGTAGGGTCGATTGGCGTCATCGCCAACCATCTCGATGTTTCGAAGCGGGACGAGCTGCAGGGGATCAAGGTGACGTCGGTATTTGCCGGGGACCATAAGAATGATCTCACGCCTCATGAGCCGCTGAGCGACCAGTCTCTTACGTTCCTGACGAGCATGGTGCAAAACAGCTACAAGCAGTTCGTCGATGCAATCGCGAACTTCCGTGGTTTGAGTACGCAAGCGGTAAAGGACACGCAGGCGGGCATCTTCTTCGGACAGAAGGGCGTTGAGGCTGGGCTCGCGGACAGCGTTGAGACGCCACAGGCAGCGATCAATCGCATCGCAGCCGAAGTTCGCGCTTCCCGAGCCGGTCGTCAAAGCTCGAACACGCGCCGTAGCGTTTCGGTCCGTGCAGCCGCGATGAACATGCAGGCCATGACGTAACGAGTCGTCAGAAATCGGATTCCCGTCATTCTGCACTGGAGCGCGTTCGCGTCTCAGTCAAGCACTGCCGCCTTCGGGCGGCATTTTTTTTGGAGAAGAGTAGTGAATGTCAATGAACTTCGCCGCGAACGCGCAGCTGTCAATCAGCGGGTGCAAGCGTTGGCACAAATCGAGGTGGGTGGCACGGCGCTGTCGGTCGAGCAACAGGCCGAGTTCGATCAACTCAGTTCGAAATTCAACGAACTGACCGCGCAGATCGAACGCGCGGAAGCCGCTGAACGCATGGCGGCTGCCGCGGCCGTTCCGGTTGACCCGAATCCGGCTGCCGTCACGGCTCCGGCCGCCGCGCCCGTGTATGCACAACCGAAAGCCCCGGAAGTAAAGGGCGCGAAGATGGCGCGCATGGTACGCGCGCTCGCTGCGGCGCGCGGCGACGCGCAGCTTGCCTCGAAGCTCGCGATCGAGCGCGGTTTCGGCGAAGAAGTCGCAATGTCGCTTAATACCCTTTCGCCGGGCGCTGGCGGCGTCCTGGTGCCTGAGAACCTGTCGAGCGAGGTCATCGAACTGCTGCGTCCGAAGTCCGTCGTTCGCAAGCTCGGCGCGCGCACGCTGCCGCTCTCGAACGGCAACATCACTATCCCGCGCCTGAAGGGCGGTGCGATCGTCGGCTACATCGGCGCTGACACCGATATCCCGACGACACAACAGCAGTTCGACGATTTGAAACTGACGGCGAAGAAGATGGCTGCGCTGGTACCAATCGCCAACGATCTCATCAAGTACGCCGGCGTGAATCCGAACGTCGATCAGATCGTGGTTGGCGACCTCACCGCGGCGATCGGTGCACGCGAAGACAAGGCGTTTATTCGCGACGACGGCACGGCAAACACGCCGAAGGGCCTCCGCTTCTGGGCACTCCCCGGTAACGTCATTACGGCAAGCGACGGCTCGACGTTGCAGAAGATCGAAACGGACCTCGGCAAAGCCATTCTCGCGCTCGAAAATGCCGACGCCAATCTGACGCAGCCTGGCTGGATCATGGCCCCGCGTACGTTCCGCTTCCTCGAAGGTCTGCGTGACGGGAACGGCAACAAGGTCTATCCGGAACTCGCCAACGGCATGCTGAAGGGCTACCCGGTAGGCAAAACCACGCAAGTGCCGATCAATCTCGGTGAAGCCGGCAAAGAGTCGGAGATCTATTTCACCGACTTCGGCGACGTCTTCATCGGCGAGGAAGAAACGCTGGAGATCGACTACAGCAAGGAAGCCACCTACAAGGACGCCGATGGTCACATGGTCAGTGCGTTTCAGCGCGACCAGACGCTGATCCGGGTGATCGCAAAGAACGACTTCGGCCCGCGTCACGTCGAGTCGATCGCGGTGCTGTCCGGCGTGGCCTGGGGCGCGTAAGCGAAGTCGCAATCGCGCGGTCCGCCCGTTTGTAAGCGGGCCGCGCATCGGAGAGAAACATGAAAGTGGTCAAGTTCGAGCGGCATTACGGGAAGTACACGCCCGGCGACATCGCAGGGTTCGATGACGAGCATGCGGACAAACTCGTCGATGCCGATATTGCGTCGGCTCATGAGGCGGATGCGAAGAGCGCAAAAGTATCGGCGAAGGGCGAGAGTGCCAAGCCCACCTTAGCGAAGGGGTAACGTGATATGGCTGCTGTTCTCGTCGAATATCTGGACGACGCGGAGCCGCTCACGTTCGAGGAGGTAGCCTTTCAGTGCCGCATCGATGACGACGACGAACGGGATTTCGTCGAGCGCATCGTGATCCCCGGCGCGCGGCAAGCGGCCGAGAGCAAGTCTGGCGCGGCGATACGCAAGGCGCGCTACGTGGAGCGCCTGTCGGGGTTTCCGCTTGCCGAGATTTCATTGTCTGTCGGGCAGGTTATCCGCGTCGACAGCATTGAGATCCGCGATGCATCGGGAGCGACAACGACGCTCGACGCCGACGCCTTCGAGCTTGTTCAGTTGGGGCGAGAGGCGCTTCTTGTTCCCGAGGGGCAAGCGCGTTGGCCTTTCGCGCGCGCCGTGACGATCACGTACCAGGCAGGCGTCGACCTTGCGCGATACCCGTCGGTGCGAACTTGGATGCTGCTCGCAGCCGCATGGGCCTACGACCATCGAGAGCTCTTCTCGGAGGGGCAGCCCATAGGAGAAATGCCGGGCGGATATGCCGACGTCCTGCTCAATCCGATCACTGTTCCGCCGAGGTTCTGATGAAAACGGGAAAATTGAAGGAGCGGATCGTCATCGAGCGGCCGAGCGGTGAGACGAATGAGAACGATGAGCCGATTCCGGGAGCGTGGATCGTGCATGCGCGGCCGTGGGCCGATGTTCTCTTTCTGAACGGAAAGGAGCACGTCATCTCCGGCGCGGTTCGTGGTGCAACGATCGCGAGCATGCGCATCCGCTATCGAGCCGGTATCGACGAGCAGATGCGCGTTCGCTACGACGGCCGGCTCTACGACATCACAGCCGTACTGCCCGCGCGCAAACGGGGGTATCTCGACCTATCGGTGAAGGTGGGAGAAAAATATGTCTAGCGTGCAGATCATCGGTTTAAACGACCTGCAGGCTGATTTCGCGAAACTGGCAAAGGCGCAATCTCGGTCGGTACTCCGGAAGGCGACTATGGCGGGCGCGCGCGTCATCACCCGCGCGGCGAGAAAGCGCGCGCCGAAGAAGTCGGGGAAGCTGCGCCGCAATATCGTCGCGGCGCCACTGAAACAGAAGGATGGGCAGGGCATCGCGGTGGCGGGGATGCGCGTGCGAACACAGGGCAAGGCTGATTCGCCGAACAACGCGTTCCATTGGCGATTCGTTGAGCTGGGGACGCAGCACATGCAAGCGCAGCCGTTCGCTAGACCAGGTTTCGACGAATCGATTGATGAAGCGGAGGCTGCAGTGCGTACGGAAGTCGCGCGCGCTATCGATCAACTGCTTGGAGGCCGGCGTTGAGCGCAATCGTAATCCGTGACGCCTTGCAGGGCATAGGTGGTGCGAAGGGGTATCTCGGCGTCGCACCGGAGAAGGCGCCAGCGCCGTATTTCGTCGTGACGCGCGTACATGGCGCGCTCGACATGGCGCTCGCCGGGCTGACTGGCGGCCGTTCCGGTTCCTATCAGATCGACTGCTACGCGCCGACGTTCACCGACGCCGATCGGCTCGCCGACTTGGCAGTCGATCGTGCGATGTCGGTTCAGGATCGGTTCTCGGTCGGAGGTGTCGACGAGTTGCCGGACGACTATTCGGAGGACACGGGACTATTCCGTATCAGCTTGGAACTATCGGTCGAGTTTTGACCGGCACCACGACAATTCATTTGGCCCGCCGCGTGCGGGCTTTTTCTTTTGTGAGGGGTATATGGCAGCAGAGAAGAGCAAGCGCACCAAGGCGCAGGGAACCAAGGTCGAGGTGTCGAAAGTTGCGTCGACCGATCTCGACGCGGCCGATCTGGTATTCGTCGATCTTAGTACGACGGGCAAACAGATTCAGTGGCAGGGCGGGCAGTCGGAAGAAATCGACGCGACGACGTTCGCGAGCGACGAAAAGGAATCGGAGCTCGGCTTGCCCGATCCGGGCGAGTTCTCGGTCGACGGCAATTACCAATCGAACGACGAAGGGCAGAACATTCTGCGTGCCGCGCGCGCGACAGGCGAAAAGCACGTGTTCCGTGTCACGTTCGCCGACAAATCGCAGTTTCTGTTCGCCGGCATGGTGCGTCAGTACACGTGGGCGGCGTCGGTCAATGGGCTGATTTCGACGACGTACAGCGTGCGCGTGAGCGGCTCGCCGAAGATCGTGCCACCGCTGGCGGCGTAACTCCCCGATCGCAGATAGGAAATGAGCATGGAAAACGAAAACCAAGGCGTGACGAGCCTGCGTGCAGCGGTGCTGAACCCGCTGACCGGTTGGCGGTACGAATTGATGAACATACCGGAATGGAATGGCGAAAAGATCGCAGTGCGCGAGCCGACGGTCGGCGACCGCATGTTCTGGATCGAAGCGCTTCGGGACATCGCCGGGGTAACGGAGGGCGACGACGAAACGGCGGTTCGCGAGAAGTTCACACGCGCGAGCGACGACGCGCACATGCAGGCGAATGCGCGGCTGTTCGTTCGTGTCGTGTTCGGTGAAATGCCGGATGGTTGGCGGCGGCTATTCTCGGACGACGATGCAACCGCGGTCGCGGCTGCGTTCGGCCCCGTGCACAACCGCATCGTCGTGAAGGCGCTCGAATTCGGCAAGCTCGACGTCGACCCGGTCGAAGACGCAAAAAAGCCTTCTGCCGAACCCCAGGCCTCCGCTTCCTGATGTCGCTCGCGCTGCGGCTCGGCAAGACGTTGGCCGAGCTGTGCGAGCAGATGTCATCCGCCGAGCTGAGTCTCTGGATCGGGTACGACGCGGAATCGCCGGTTGCAGATGATCGTGCGGATCTGCATGCGGCGATGATCGCGGCGGCGGCGTTTCAGTCGCAGGGCGCAAAGGTCAAGGTGTCGGACATGATGCCAAGATGGTCCGGCGAGCCCGCGACGGCGGAGGGAGAGGAAGGGGGCGGCGATCCGTTTCAAGCCGCCCTGATGCGCATGGCGAAGTAGGCGAGAACACACTATGGCAACAAGCCTTCGCGAGCTGATCGTCAGCGTTACGGCGAATACGACCGAATACGACCGCCGCATGCGCGGTCTCTCGTCGACGGCCGGCTCGTATTTCAATGCGGTGCGCGACGGCGGGCGCACAGCGGATGCGGCGTTTGCCTCGAACGCCGCAAGCGTGCAGGTCACGGTGCGCGCGCTCGACGCGGCGCGCAGTTCGATCCGCGAATACGCACAAGCCGCCGCAGCGGCGTTCGGCGTGCATCAGTTGATCGAGTACGCCGACGAATGGACGAACCTGAGCAATCGCCTTCGGATCGTCACGCGTGACCAGATCGATTTCGCGATTGCGCAGAACGACGTGCTGCGCATCGCGCGCGACACACGGCAACCGCTCGACGCGACAGCCGAGCTGTATCAGCGGATCGCAAACAACGCGTCGCATCTCGGGTTGTCTATCAAACAGGTCGGCCCGCTTGTCACCACGATCAGCAAGGCGGTCGCGTTGTCGGGTGTCTCGGCAGATACTGCTCGTATGGGGCTCGTGCAGCTTGGACAAGCGTTCGCGGCGGGGCAGTTGCGCGGTCAGGATCTGAATAGCGTGCTCGAAGAGTTGCCGGGTGTCGCGGATGCTATCGCGCGCGGCATGGGCAAGAGTTCGGCGCAGCTCAAATCGATGGCCGAAGAGGGAAAGCTGACCGTCGGTAATCTCGTCGAGGCGCTGACGCGCGCGGCGGGCGGCACGGATACGCTGTTCGAGAAAATGCAGACGACGGTCGGGCAGACGATGACGCGCCTGCAGACGGAGATCGTCAAGTATATCGGCGAGTCGGATCAAGCGACGGGCGCGAGCGCGAGGCTTGCGCAGGGGATCACGTACGTCGCAGAGCACCTCGACGGCATCGTGAAACTCGGCGTGTCGCTCGCGGCCGGGCGGATTGCCGTGTACTTTGGGCAATCCGCAGTCGCGGCGACGCAGGCGGCGACAGCGTGGGTCGGCGCCCGGCGAGCGCTCGTCGAGGAGACGATCAAGCAACACGAGGCGGCGCAGGCAGCGCTCGCCAAAGCGCAGGGCGATCGCGCTGCCGCGGCGGCGAAGCTTCAGAACGCGCAAGCGGCGGAGGCTTCAGCGCAGGCCGAGCTCGCGGGCATGCGAGCGATGCGCGAAAGCCTTGCGATGCAGTCGGCATTGACGGCTGGCTCGATCAAGTACACGGAAGCGAAGCTTGCCGAAGCGCGGGCGGTCGAGGCGACGGCGCAAGCTCACGTCGCAACGGCGCGCGCCAACGTCGCCGGCAGTCAGGAAATCGGCGCGCGCATCACGGGCACGCCCTACGCGGCGATCATCGCTCGCGAGACGGCAGCCGCACAGCAGGAGCTCGAGCGCGCCGAAGCGTCGCTCGCGCTCGCGCAGCAGCGGCGTACGGCGCTTGAGGCGGCAGCGAAGCAAGGCACGATCGACAAAGCGCGTTATACGGCGTCGCTGGCCGAGACGGACCGCGGCCTTGCGCAAGCCGAGCGTGATGTCGCGCTTGCCACGCAGGCTCGTGAGCGAGCGGAACGCGCGGCGACCGCGACCGCGGCGGGTCTGAAGACGGCGACCGAAAGCGCGGCGACGGCGCAGACGGCGCTCGCGCGTACGGGCACGATGATGCGCTCGGTTGGTTCCGGCTTGCTGGCGGCGGTCGGCGGCTTACCGGGAATTCTGGCGACCGTGGGCACGGTGGCGCTTGGGGCTGCCGCGAACTGGCTGCTGTTTCGCGACAACGCGAGCAGCGCGACGTCGAGTCTGATCGACATGCAGGCGCCGCTCGATCAGATCATCGACAAATATCGGCAACTGACGCCGCTGTTACAGGAATCTGAGCGGCTGCGCACGAAGCAAGAGGCGTCGCGGGCGGCCGATGACGCGCAGTCGGCATATCGGAGTTTGGCGACGCGGGCGGCGCAAAGTGTCATGGTGCCGACGTTTGGCGATGCGCCGTCGGTGGTCTCGGATGCCGATCAGGCAGCGCTCGATCGATTCCTCGCCGGCCTGGATCGCCTCAAGACGTCGAACCTCGGCGTCGACGAGAAATCGCGCGAGATCGGGCGACTGATTGACCGCTTCGTGTCGGCGACGAGCGGCGGCGAAGCGCTGCGCGAGGAACTGGTGCGCGCCGCGGGCGCGATCGACACGGCGGGCCTCGCTTCGCAGAAAGGCGCACAGGCACTCGCTGCAATGGATGCTGCGGCAAGGGGGGCCGCCGAGGGCGTTCGGCTGCTTTCTGACGCGAACAACTTCTTCGCCAGCGGAATGGCATCGGAGGCGTGGGAGAAATATGTCCACAAGCTCAGGGAAGAATCCGACGTCATCGGTATGACGGCCCGCCAGAAGGCCGAGTACGAAGCGCGGACGAAGGGCGCGAATGATGCGCAGGCCCGCATGGCCGGCCTCGTCGCCGGACGAGCGGACGCATACAAGTCGCTCGAAAAAGCGATTGCCGACAAGGATGCGAAAGCCGCAGCGGGGGCGCGAACCAACATCGACAATCTGACGCGCGAGCTCGCGCTGATGAATCAGCAGATGGTGGTCGCGAAGGCGCTTGAGGAGTTCCAAGCCGATCTGTCGAGCAAGAAGTTCGAGAAATTCGGCTTCAATGCTGACGCAGCTCGCGCCGCGGCCGCCGCGCGCGGAAAGCAAGCCTTCGACGAGACGGTCGCCTCTGCCTCTGCACAGACAGCACGTGTGTCGACCAACGCGGCAGCGGCTCGCGCGGCGAAGGGGGGCGGTGTTCATTCGCTGGAAAGCGAGCGCATGCTCGACAACATCCGGCAGCGGATCGCGCAACTGCGCGTCGAGGCGGTCGCAACCGACAAGCTGACGCAGTCGCAAAAGGATCTCCTCGCGTTCGATCAAAAGGTGACGGATCTGCGCAGCAAGCGCAAGAAGCTGTCGGACGACGACAAGAGCCTGCTTCGCGATCAGCAGGCGATTCGCGGGATGTACGAGCAAGCGTCGCAACTGGAAAAGGAGGTGCGCTATCGCGACGCGATCAACAAGCTGAAGGAGCGCAGTGCGCAGATCGACGCGGAGCTCGGTGACTACGCGGCCGAGCGTCAGCGTGACGTGCAGCGCGAACTCGGGGCGATGTCGATGGGTGACAACGCGCGCGAGCTGAATCAGGCCATCAATCGCGTGGGCGACGAGTTTCGCCGTCGACGGGACGAACTGACGAAGGGCGCGCGAAAGGACGGCACGCTTGGCTCGCCCGAGTACATCGCCGAGATCGAGCGCATCAACGCAGCAGAGGCGGAGCAGGTCGCGCGCGAGCGCGGCTATCTCGAGCAGCGGCTCGCATTGCAGGCCGACTGGCGCGTCGGCGTGAAGCGGGCGATGGCGGTCTATCAGGAATCCGCGCAGAACGCAGCGCAGATGGCCGAGGAGGCGCTGACGAGTTCGTTCCGCAATGCCGAGGATGCACTCGTGTCGTTCGCGGCGTCGGGCAAGCTCAATTTCCGCGGACTGATTGACAGCATGATCGCCGACCTCGCGCGGTTTTCGGCGCGTGCGGCGATGTCTCAGGTGTTCGGAGCGATCGGCTCCGCTTTGGGATTCGGCGGTGTCTCTGATGCCGTCGGCGCGCTCGGTGGTGCGGCAAGCGCGGCTGTCGGCTCGAACGCCTACGGCTTTCATCTCGCGACGGGCGGGGCGGTGTGGGGACCGGGCACGTCCACGAGCGACAGCATCCCGGCGCAGCTTTCGAACGGCGAGTTCGTGGTCCGCGCCGCAGTGGTGTCGCAGCCGGGCGTGCGCGCACACCTTGAGCGATTGAACGCAGGGGGGCGATCCGGCTTCGCGCGATTCGCCGCGGGTGGGCTCGTTGGCGGTAGCGCGGGAGGAGGGGATTCGCCGGCGCGCAACGGCGGGATCTCGGTCAGCGCGCCAGTTTCGATCGAGGGCGGATCGTTGAACCCCGCGAGCCTGATCGCGGTTGGGGAGTTCCGAAAGATGCTGGAACAGATGATACGCGAGCTCATACAACGTGAACGCCGGCAGGGCGGAACCTTGTGGAGAGCGCAAAACGGGATTGCAGGATGAAAGACACATTTGAATGGCCGTCGACGGTACAAGGGCACGGCGGCGATACGACGCTGCGTGTGCGCAAAGCCCAGTTCGGCGACGGCTACACCCAGCGGGCCGCGGACGGCCTGAATAATCGCGAATCGACATTCAATCTGCGGTTTGTCGGTAACGCGGCGAAGGTTGCCGCGATCATCGATTTCCTCGATCGGCATGCGGGCGCGGAGTCGTTCTACTGGACGCCGCCGCTTCGCGCCCGCGGACTCTTCGTCTGCGAAAAGTACTGCGAGCCGATCAAGAACGGCGCCGTCTACACGATGACGGCGCAGTTCGAAGAGACGTTCTCTGTATAGGAGTTCAGATGTCGATACTTCAAAAAATCGTCTTGGGCGAGCCACCCAGCGGAAGTGGCGGCGACAACAACCGCGTCGCGCACATCAAGACGAACGAGAATTTCGGTGTAGTCGAACGTTCGACTCCGCTCGATCTCAGGTATCTCAACGATAGTACGAACCTGACGCCGGACGATATCGGAAAGCGGTTCGGGATTTGGATGACCGAGCCGGGAAAGGAAGTCGGGTTTCCGCTCGCGTCGTCCGTGCCGCCAAATTCCTGTATTCACTTGTTCAACGTTCAGGGAAGGGTCGTGATCAAGTTTCAAGCCGGCGACCTGTCTCAACTGAACGTGCTGAATGCCGGCGACTGGGTGAAGTACGTGTCGGACGGTGTGAAGAACTGGCACGTCGCCGAGCGCGGTCGAATGATGTGGGACGAGGTTGTCGGCGGCAAGCTGACGGTGGGGGGCGATCTGTCTGCGGCGGTTCAAAGCGACGAAGGCCACCTTGTGCTTGGCAAGATGCCCGGCTATTTCTACGGAAATAGCGGGTCGGTGGGGTGGTGGTCTTTAGACGCCGGAGGATCGTACCAATACCTACTCAGCGACCATACGTTTCGTGTCAACGACGAGGTAGTCGCAGTGTGCGACAAGGGGAACGCTCTTCGATTCGACTGGGGGAAGAAGACGGCTGGCCAGCTCGGGGCGACGGTCGACGGAAAATACCTCGGCTATCTCTGGCACAGCGGCAACCTTGCACAACCGATGACGCTTGACACACCGCAGTACGTCGGGACGAAGAAGACGTTTACGCAGGCGCAGGAAATCGCCGTCGGTGCCACCGGGCTTCATACGCAAGCGTCGCTATACCTGAACGGGATGGGCGGCCTCAGCTATCTTGGATTCTCCGGGTTGAACAACACAGTTGGCGCGCAGTTTCGGATTTCCAGCAACACCTCGGTCGCCGAATTGCAGTGCGTCAACTACAACGCTACAACGTTCGGGGTGTTGACCGCTTCGAATTTCAATCAGGCGTCCGATCGTGCTTTCAAATCCGATATCCAGACGCTTGAGAACGTAATGGCGCGGCTGCGCGGTAAGCGGGGCGTGACGTTTCTGCAAAAGAGCAGTCCGGAAGCGGGGCGACAGGCTGGCGTCATCGCAAACGAGTGGTGGGATTTCCCGGAACTGCTCGGCGAGGGGCCCGAGATCGACGAGGACGGCGATTTCATCGTGCGTCAGTACGACGAGAGAGGCAAGGAAATTTTCGGCGAGAGCGGGCCGTCGAAGGGGCGGCCGTCGCTGACCTTCCGTTACACGAATGCCGTCGGCGTGCTGTTGGCCGGCTTGCTCGAGACGGATGCGGCGTTACAGGACGCGCTCAGGCGGATTGCGGAATTGGAGGCGGCGAAGTGAGCATATCGGCAGACGTCCAACAGCTGGAGCCGGGCCGTCTGATCGAGCTCTTCGAAGTCGACTGCACGGAAATTGGTGCCGACGTGTTGCGCTTTCACGGGCATCTTCAGTCAACGCCGATCGTGTGGCAGGGGCACGAGTACCGGCCATGGCCGATTCAGGCTGCGGGCTTCGAGCAGACATCCGACGCGCAGCAGCCATCGCCGACGCTGCGGGTGGGGGACATCAACGGAACGATTTCGGCGCTGTGCGTTGCGCTTGGCGATCTCGTCGGCGCGAAAGTGTTCCGGCGCCGAACGCTCGCACGCTACCTCGACGCCGTGAACTTTCCGGCCGGCAATCCGACGGCGGACCCGCACGAGGAAATGCCGCCGCAGCAGTGGCGGATCGAGCAAAAGAGCGACGAGCAGCCGGGATTGCACGTCGAATTCACGCTGTCGTCGCCGCTCGACTTTGGCGGCCAGCAACTGCCGAAGCGGCAGATCATTTCGATCTGCCAATGGGGGTATCGCGGTCCTGAGTGCGGCTATATCGGTGCGGCGTGTTTCGATAAGGACGACAACCCGGTAAGCGATCCCGCGCTCGATCGATGCAGCAAGAAGATCAGCGGTTGCGAACGTCGATTTGGCGTGAATAACCCGCTGCCGCTTGGTGGCTTCCTGTGCGACACGATGGCCTGACGCACGAACCAATTTCGATATGAGGACCCGCCACACGGCGGGTTTTTTTATGGACGAACAGATCAAGAACGCTATCGCGGCGCACGCGCTGGCCGAGTACCCGCGCGAGTGCTGCGGGCTCGTTGTGAAGACCGAGAGCGGCGAGATATACGTGCGCTGCCGCAACCTCGCGGCCGCACCAACCGACCAGTTCGCGCTCGCAGCGGAGGACTACGCAGCGGCCGAAGACATGGGCGAGATTGTCGCTCTCGTTCATTCGCATCCCGGCGCATCGGCACAGCCGACCGACGAGGACCGCACGATGTGCGGGCGCAGCGGCATCGCGAAATGGGTGATCGTGTCGCTCGGCGTGCAGGCCGATGGCTCGATCGGCATCGACGACTGGTGCGAATTCGAGCCGGGAGGCTACGTCGCGCGACTAGTCGGCCGCCAGTTCGTCCATGGCGTGCACGACTGCTACGCGATCGTGCGCGACTGGTATCTCGCCGAGCACGGCGTCGCGCTACCCGACTTCGAGCGCGAGGACGAGTGGTGGAACGATGGCCGATCGAATCTCTACCTCAACCACTATCAGGACGCTGGCTTTCTCGACGTCGGCCGCGACGTGACGTTGCAGGTCGGCGACGTGCTGCTGATGCAGATCCGCAGCAAGAACGGTGTGCCGAATCACGCGGGCGTGTATCTCGGTGACGGGCAATTCCTGCACCACATGCACGGGCGTCTGTCGACGCGCGCGGTGTGGGGCGGAATGTGGGCCGACAACTGCACGACGGTGCTGCGCTACGTGGGAGACAGGAAGTGAGCGAGACGCTTCGCATGATAAGGCTGTACGGCACGCTCGGCGTGCGTTTCGGACGCATTCACCGCCTTGCCGTCTCGTCGACCGCAGAGGCGGTGCGCGCGCTATCGGTGCTGATTCCCGGCTTCCGTGCGTTCCTGACGTCGGCGCGCGACGCCGGCCTCACGTTCGCCGTGTTCAACGGCCGGCGCAATCTCGACGAGGACGAGCTCGAGCATCCGGTCGGGCGCGACGAGATCCGCATTGCGCCGGTAATCGTCGGCAGTAAGCGCGGCGGGCTCTTCAACACGATTCTCGGCGCCGCACTCGTTGCCGTTGGCGCGGTGGCGACGTTCGGTTTCGCGCAGCCGTGGGGCACATCGCTGATGGGGCTCGGCGCGTCGATGGCGCTGGGCGGCATCGTGCAGATGCTCAGTCCGCAACAGGCCGGCCTCGCGGGGACGGCGAACAACGGCACGTCGTACTACTTCAACGGACCCGTGAACAGCGCTGCGCAGGGCGAGCCGGTGCCGCTCGTCATCGGCGAAATGGTCGTCGGCTCGAAGGTGGTCAGTTCGGGAATCTATGCGGAGGATCAGGTTTGAAGAAGGTCCATGCTGAAGGCGGGGTGAAGCGCATCTACGGCGCCAAGGGAGGTGGTGGTGGCGGTGGCAGCAGTGAATCGCCCGACAGCCTGCATTCGATTGCGCGCGCGAAGGTGCTCGACGTGATCTCGGCGGGGCCCATCGTGGGGCTGTTGAATGGCCTGCAGTCGGTCTATCTCGACGGCACGCCGATCCAGAACGCGGACGGCTCGCTAAATTTCCAGAACTACACCGTCGACGCGCGAACCGGCACGCAGGATCAGGACTACATCCCGGGTTTTCCGGCCGTCGAGCGTGAGGCCGGCGTCGGCGTGCCGCTGACGTCCGACGCGCCGTGGGTGCGCCAAATCCAGAATACGCAACTGACTGCGGTGCGCGTGCGCTTCGGTGTGCCGGCGCTACAGCGTCAGGACACGTTGAACGGCAATATCACGGGCTATCGCGTCGACTATGCGATCGACTTATCGGTCGACGGCGGGTCGTATGCGCAGGTGCTGGCCGGTGCGTTCGACGGCAAGACGACGTCGCTCTATGAGCGCTCGCATCGGATCGAGCTGCCGCGCGCAAAAAATGGTTGGTTGATCCGCGTGCGCCGCATCACGCCGAACGCGCACACGGCGACGATCGCCGACGCGATCAACATCGAGGCGATTACCGAGATCATCGATCGGAAGCTCCGCTATCCGATGACGGCGCTTGTCGGTATGGCGTTCGACGCACGTTCGTTCTCGAGCGTGCCAGTGCGTTCGTATCACGTGCGAGGGATGATCTTCCGAGTCCCGACAAACTACGACCCGGAGACGCGTACGTACTCGGGTACATGGGACGGTACGTTCAAGGCAGCATGGACGAACAATCCGGCGTGGGTCTACTACGGCCTACTTCTCGACAAGCTCAACGGATTGGGCGACCGTGTCGATGCTTCGATGGTCGATAAGTGGGCGCTGTACGCAATCGCGCGTTACTGCGACGAACTCGTGTCCGACGGGAAGGGCGGCAAGGAGCCGCGCTTCACCTGCAACTGCGTGCTTCAGACGCGCGCGGACGCATTTAAGGTGGTACAGGATCTCGCGAGCGTCTTTCGCGGCATTTCGTACTGGGGCGCCGGGTCGGTGGTCGCGTCGGCCGATATGCCATCCGATCCGGTCTACCTGTACACGGCCGCGAATGTCGTCGGTGGTTCATTCAAGTACGTCGGCAGCGAACGCAAGACGCGTTACACAGTTGCGCTCGTCAGCTACAACGATCCGACGAACCAGTACAAGCAAGCTGTCGAGCCCGTGCAGGACGACGACGGGATTGCGCGATATGGCGTCATCAAGACGGAGGTCACGGCGTTCGGCTGCACGTCGCAGGCGCAGGCACACCGGCTCGGGCGCTGGCTGCTGCTGACGTCGCGGTACGAGACCGGGACGGTGTCGTTTCAGGTCGGGCTCGATGGGACGCTTTGTGCGCCGGGACAGGTGATCGCCGTTGCCGACCCAAAGAAGGCCGGCCGCCGGATCGGCGGGCGCATCCGCGCAGCGGCTGGCGAAAGGATCACGCTCGACAAGGCGCCGACAATCGCCGCCGGCGATCGCTTCACGGCGATTCTGCCGTCGGGTATTGCCCAGGCGCGCGCAGTCAAGTCGGTCGACGGCGACACGGTCACGCTCGCCGAGCGCTTCGACGCCGATCCGGTGGCGGGCGCTGTGTGGATGATCGAAAGCCGCGAGCTCGCGGCGCAGCAGTATCGCGTTGTGAGCGTGCAGGAAAGCGACGACGACGGCCAGATCGTCTACACGATCAACGCGACGCAGTACGAGCCGGGGAAGTACGCGGCGATCGACGACGGCGCACAGATTCAGCAACGGCCGATCACGATCGTTCCGCCATCGGTGCAGCCGCCGCCGTCGAACGTCCGCCTCTCGACATACTCGGTGGTCGATCAGGGCATTTCGAAAACAACGATGGTGATCGCGTGGGATGCAGCGAACCACGCGACAAGCTACGTCGTCGAATGGCGGAAGGATAACGGCGAGTGGGTGAAGGTGCCGTCGACAGGCGGCCTGCAGGTCGAGGTGCCGGGAATCTATCAGGGCAAGTACCTCGCGCGGGTGCGCGCCGAGAACGCGCTCGGCGTGACGTCGATTCCGGCGTACGGCGTCGATACGCAACTGACCGGGAAAACCACTCCGCCGCCGTCGGTCGTGTCGCTGACTGCGGCGGGCATCGTGTACGGGATCGATCTGAAATGGGCGTTTCCGGGTGACGGTTCCGCTGGCGACACGCAGCGAACGGAGATCTGGTACAGCCGCACGCCGAATCGCGACGACGCGACCAAGTTCTCCGACTTCGCGTATCCGCAGGCGTCGACGTCGTATCAGGGGCTCGCGGTCGGGCAGGTGTTTTATTTCTGGGCGCGCCTGGTCGACACGTCCGGCAACGTCGGGCCGTGGTTCCCGGCGAAGGGGCCGGGCGTGCAGGGTCAGCCGAGCACGGATCAAAGCGACTATGAGAAGTATTTCGCCGGCCAGATCGGGAAGTCGGCGCTTGGCACGGAGCTGCGCGCGCCGATCGACCTGATCACCCCGCCGATGGCCGGCAACGCAACGATCTACGCGGGCGACGAAAGACTCAATGCTGGCGTGTGGTCACTGCAAGCGGCGATCGCCGAGGGCGATATGGCGGTCGCGAAGAAGGTCGAAACAGTCGCGGCCCAGCTGCACTCGGGCTCGAATCTGCTGAACGCCGCGGTGCAGAAGGAGACGATTGCGCGTGTCGAAGCTGATCGTGCGATGGCGCAGGACATCACGACGGTGCAGGCGCAGGTGGACGACAACGTGGCTGCGGTGCAAACCGTTGCGAAGTCCTACGCCGACCTGAACGGACGTGTCGCGGCTTCGTATCAGATCAAGGTACAGACGACCGCCGACGGCCACAAATACATGGCGTCGATCGGTGTGGGCATCGACAACGAAAACGGCGTCGTCGAATCGCAGGTGCTCGTGTCGGCGAAGCGGTTCGCCGTGATCGACGAGGACGGCTCCGGTGTGATCGGTGCGCCGTTCGTCGTGCAGGGCGGGCAGGTGTTCTTGCGTCAGGCGCTGATCGGTGCGGGCTGGATTACGAACGCGATGATCGGCAGCTACATCCAGTCCGACAACTACATCGCGGGGCGGCAGGGATGGCGGTTGGATAAGACCGGTTGGTTCGAAATCAACGCAGCGGACGGCAGCGGAAATCGGCTTGTGATGGATGGTAGCAGTGTCCGTGTCTACGACGGTAACGGCGTGCTGCGGGTGCGCATGGGGATGTGGTGATGACGAGTGGACTTCAGATTTTCGACGGTGCAGGTCGTCCGATCCTCGACGCCAAGTCGCGAGCGGGACGGGTGGTTGGGATTGCTTGGGCTGGCGGGAGCGATGGGAGTGTCGCGGCGGATATGTCCGGTGGGGAGCCGTTTTGGGCCTTCATGCCGCAACAGATTTTCTTTCGTGTATCGGGCGCCGAGCCGTCGCCGGTCGTCTCGATTAATGCAGGGGGAATCAGGTGGTCGTATAGCCCGAACTCGAGCGGATCGAACGCGTACACCCGAGTCCCCGGGTGGATCGTTTTTGGAGTGTATTGATGCCGGCAGGATTTCAGGCATTCACTGATACCGGTGTGTATCAGATCGACGGGCGAACGCCGAACTATCAGATGGTCCAGTCGATGGCGGCGGATTCTGCTGTCGGCTCGTTGCATTTGGCGATGAACGATGCTGGGAGGCCATTCACGATGAGTCTTCCACAAGTGACGTTCACTTTCTCGGCAATGGCTGGTCCGATGTACGCGGTACTCGCATCTGGTGGAGTGGGAATCACGCTGTGGAGTGTGCAGCGGAATGGGAGTTCGTATTCCGTGACGTTTGTCACCGAGCGGCCATGTAACGTCCGACTGTTCGTGTTCGACCAAGTGCCTGTCGCTGCGGGAAACTTCGGGCTACAGGTCTTCGATGCAGGCGGGCGATTGGTCGCGGATTCGTCGAAGCCGTTTCTTCGGGTCCTCGATGTGATCTTCGAGGATTACATGAACGGTGTTGGGTGGACTGTCGAGGGCGCACCTTCGCCGCCGTGGCATTCTCGGTCGTACGGCGTTCCAGTTCTGATTTCCGCCATCTACTCCGTTCATCGAGCGTGGAGCTATGACCCGGGCGTGGTTGAGCTCTCGTCGATTCGCGTTGATGGTGGGAATGTGTCTTGGGGAACTGCACTGTACAACGGTGGGAGAACGCCGAATATCGCGTGCTTTCGCGAGCAGTATCACTCGCGATTCATGGTGCTTGACGGGACGGGAATCGTTTAATGGGTTGCCAAATATGGCGGCCCTTTTTCATTGCGAGGGGCTGATGCGAGCGAGTCCGAGTGAAGTGGCGAGCTACGTTGGGAGTGTTACGGCTGTTGCGTCTTCACTGACGCTGACGGATATCGGCGTGATCGTCGGGATCATGACGGCGATCGCGACGTTTGGGCTCAACTTCTTTTTTATGTGGCGCAAGGATCGCCGAGAACAGCGCGAATCGGACATGCGTATTCTGGAGATGGAGAAGCACGATGGCTGAAATGCGGAGGAAGACTCTTGTGGGTGTTGTGGGGGCTGCTGCGGCAGCCCTTTTGCTTTCTGTGGTCCCGAAGTTCGAGGGGCTCGAGCTCATTGCGCGGCCGGACCCGATCGGAATCGTCACTGCTTGCTATGGCGATACGAAGGACGTGCACGCCGGCCAGCGCTTCACGCCGGCGGAATGCCGCGCGCGCCTCGAACAGCGGCTCATCGAGCATGCCGAACCGGTTCTGAGGTGCACGCCGGTCCTGAGGGGCCGCACGTACCAGCTCGCGGCCGCGGTGAGCTTCGCCTACAACATCGGCGCTGGCGCGTACTGCGGCAGCATCACGGCGAAGCGGTTCAACGCCGGCGACTGGAAGGGGGCGTGCCAGGCGATGAACGAGTCTGACAACGGTTGGCCGCAATGGGTGACGGCGCGGGGCCGGGTGTTGCCCGGTTTGGTGAAGCGGCGCGCGGAAGAGCGCGCGATCTGCGAGAGGGGGCTGTGATGCTGAAAGCAGCTCCGTATCTGTTGGCCGCGTTGCTCGGCATGGCGGCCGGCGTTGGCGTCGATCACCTGATCGGTGCGCGTCGGCTCGCCGACGAGCGGGCCGCTCGGGCGCTCGACGCGCAGCGGCACGCCGAAGCGTTGGGCGCGATCTCGCATGCCGCGCTCGATGCCGAGCAGCGTGCGATGGCTGCGCACGATGCAGCCGCGTCGGCGGTGGCCGTCGTCGACCAACGAACCACGAAGGAGAGGATCGAGCATGAAGCAGAGAATCGCAGCCTGCGGGCTGCTCTTGCCGCTGGCACTGAGCGGCTGCGCGTCGCTGTCCGAAGCTGCACGGCAGCCGATCGCGACGGCTTGTCCGGCGCTTCCAGCGCCGCCGGCGTGGGCGATGGTGCCGCCGCCTATGCTGACGTCGCCCCAGCGGTTGCGGAACGCGTTTTCGCCGTCGCCGGCGACGATCAGCGCGAGATTGACAAACTGACGGCCCTACAGGGGTACGTTTGCGCGATCCGGCCGCAGTCGCCTGAGTGTCAAAATTGAAATTTGAATGTAAACTCAGCGGCTCATGAAGTGAACAACATCTATGGACCTGAGATCAAAAATGAAAAGAATCTTCGCCTACATGGCGCTTCCGCTTTGCCTCTACGTTTCCGCATGTGGCGGTGGAGATGATGGTGGTGGCGGTTCGTCTGGCCCGGCGATTAAGCTCACCTATTCGGGCGCGCCGCTGGTATCGGGGCAACGAGCGCGGGCGATGGCCGCGGGCACCAACGTTTCGAGCAACCTATCGAGCCAGAGCAACTCGGCGGATGGCGAGGCCACCATTGCCGTACTTCAAGATGCCTTCAAGGCCCGCGGCGCGGATGTCGGGGTGTATCCCGGCATTGTCAATGGAACGACGTTGCATCAACTCGTGATGTCCGAGAACAACGGAATCGGCCCGGCAATCGACGAAGTTTATAACTCGAAAACGAACATCAGCGAATGGGTGCTCGTCAATTTCCAGTTCGACGACATGACGGGCTATATCGATTCGAGCGAGAAGTCGGAGATGGTGGATCGGTTCAAAAACGAACTGCTGATCTACGTAGAACGGGAATATCTGAAGGGGCGGGTGGTGTTCGCGTCCCTACCGATCACGTCGTGCGCTCCTGACAAGGTAGTCAGTTCGGTCGACGCAGCCGGGCGCGCTGTTTTAACGACGTATCCGACTGCGTCGAAAGCGCTCTACGAAGCTATTAACGCGGCAGCGAACGGCAACGTCTTCCGGTTTCAGACGGTTGGCGGTACGCTGCAGTCGGATGCCGCACACATGGGCGCCGATTGCAGTACGCCGGATAAGGTTGCGCAAGACGCTCAGATCGCGAGCATCGTCGATCCGCTAGTTGAGCGCTACAAGATTGCGCTCGATACGATCAACAAGTGCAAGTACAACCGTGAGGCCATCCCGGAGGAGGGGCGGTCCGCGCAGTGCTGGGGTATCGAGCCGGTTAAAAAGCAGTAATTCTGTTGCCCCGGTCGCTCGACCGGAGCGCTACGCTTCGGTCACCATCCTTGCGTGATACTTCGCTGTGGCGAGGGGACTTCAAACGCGTCGTGAATGTCGTTCCGTCCCACAACGAGCACCAAGCGAATCAGAGCCCTTTGTTAATCTAAAGATTCCCCCGTTCCCTGACTTACTGGAAATGGGACTGTAGGAGTCCAAGGTCCGGACTAGTAATGAGCATCAGCGATCCTCCGATTTCATCGCTGCGAGAGCCCTCTCTGCGACGGAAGTGGGCTCTTGACTCCCAAGATCTTTGTAAAGCTTATGAATGGCATCGATAAAATTTTGAATCTTGCTTATATCACCTTTCATTTGACGTGAGACAATGTAGATCATAGTGTCTACGGGAACTTTCTTGTGATCTATGATTGACTTGCAAAAAGTATAACAAAATGCTTGCTGTACGGTTTCGGAGATTCCTTTTTGGGCGAAGTAATATTTCCAAACTGACACATCGACACGAATGAAGGCGTTGTACTCCATGGTTACGAAATAATGGTCCTGGATCTGTTCACCAGAGGTTGTGTCAGCGAAAAAGGTGCCCAAAGCTGTTTTGAGGATTGTTTTGAATCCATCTTTATAGTCTCCAGAAAAAAACTTATCAACAGAGTTAGAAATGCCGACTTCAATCTTTTCTGCGGATGAGCAGATATATCCATGCTCGAATTCCTGCACAGAGTTGGGGATGATAAATAGATCAGCGATTCCTCCCCCCTTCCCACGGAGCATCTCGGAAAGACGGTCTTCCGCAAGCTTTAGATTGGCCTTTGCTGCGCTCTTGAGCAGTTCAAGTCGCTCCCTCGTCTGCATTGCTTTTTCATCAGAGCCGCTGAGATCTTTGATAAGTTTTTCAATGGTCGCCATTTTTATGCTCCGTACCTAAAGTGAGGGATTGGATGCAGTAAATGTATCATCAATATAGACTGTAGAGGGCGAGTTTTTTAGGGGGGGGATTCGTAATTATTTTCATTTTAATTGCATTTTTGTTTATAATTTGTATTGGTCGATATTTCGGCGGGAGATTTTGTATGTGCGGAATGGGTGGAATGTATATAATTATTTGAATTTTGTGGGGTGCATGTTATATGAAAATTGTCGTTGCACGTCGGTATCGCCATCGCACCATCCTCGTGCGATGGAATTCAACTCGCAGTAGGCGGCGATGTAGCCTTTGCGGTGATCCACGCGAGCCACGCAAATTCCCATTCTCCTCGGTCGACCGAATGACTCCGTCGTGTCAAAAGTGCAAGTACAACCACGAGGCCATCCCGGAAGAAGGGCGGTCCGCGCAATGCTGGGGTATCGAGCCTGTTAAGAAATAATGCTTGTTGCCCCGGTCGCCCGGCCGGGGCTTTGCCTCCAAAATCGGGTGCATTGCTTTTATCCAACTCCGGTATTCGCGGAATTACGGATTTGGATTCCTGTCATGTCTGACAGGGTGGTTCCGGCAATTTCCCCCGTGCTACATTCCATCGAAAATTTCCTTGTGGAGAGTTCGACATGGGGTTTGCGTTTATTTGCGAGGGGGACACGACCACGCATGGGGGGCGTGTGGTCGGCTGTAACGTCGCTAACACGGTTCATGGAAGGGCAATCGCATTGCTTGGCGACATGGTGACGTGTCCGCGGTGTGGTGGGATTTACCCGATCGTCAGCGTAAAGCGCGAGTTAAACATGACGTTTGGTGACAGGCCGATTGCTACAGACGGAGACAAGACCGCGTGTGGGGCAACGCTTATCGCGTCGCAAGGCTTCGCCACGGTTGCCCCTACATCAGGGGCCGCTGGCGGCAATTCGATCGGCGGTGGGAAGAGCGTCGTCCCGCAGTCGATGTCACGAGGGCCGGACAATCTATACCGTGGGCGCTTCCAGGTATTTGACGAGACGACTGGAAAACCGATCGCGAACCATCCCTACGTTCTGCAAACAGCGGACGGCCGGACAATATCCGGCCAGACCGACGCCGACGGCTACACGCAGTGGCACGAGGCAAACACGGCTGGATCGTTGCAATTTTCAGCCGAGTCGACTCAGGGGCCGGGCGAAGGCGGTGTTTCATGAGTGGTCGTGCCTACGGAGCCAACTCCGGTCAAGGTGGCATGTCGCCGAAGGGCGAAACGACGCCCGTGCGTCTTCGGCCCGCTACGCCCGACCCGGTCGATAAAAAGGTCATTTGCAAGGCCGTTTGTGTATGCAGTCGAGAACCAGACACTGGTGCATCGGGCCAAAGCCTCAAGCAGCAGTGCGTTTCGCGCAACCTGCGCGACGTGGATCGGTCGATGGGGTGGAAGAGCCCGTACAAGTCGGAAGTCAACTACGACATGACGCAGATCCCTCCGTCGCCGATCATGCGCTCCGCGTCTCCCTTGGAGCCGCACCCTTACTTGCCAGGCTGGATTCAAAAATACTGGCCTGGCGGGAAAGATGCGTATCCCGCTGGCGCCGGTGCTGTTCGGCGCCCCGACGTGGTGATTGTCAAGGACGGATCTCTGCCGCCAACTCAGGACAACATCAAGAGCGTGGTGGAGATTAAATTCCCGCCTCAAGAAAGGGATCGCGAGCAAGAGGACGACTACGCACGCATTGCCGGTTCGCCCGAAAAGGTTGCGACTATGGGCCCCGGCGACTGTGACTGCTCCGACGATGACGCCAATGAAAGTCCGCTCCGAGCGGTTTCTGAGGCGCTCTCCGAACTCGGGCGTTCCCTGCGTCAACTACTTAACCGCAGTCCTGCTTCCCCGCCTGGCATGGGTGGTTTGCCGTTGCCACCGCCCCCCATAGTCGTTCCATAATTGAGCCTTCCTAGCATCGACGCGAATATGGATCAGAATTTTCTCGAATGGGCAAAGGCCAATCAGGGCAAAGCGCTGGTGCCCAATGGTCTTTTGGAACCTCGCTACGCAACCGGTGGAATCGGAGCTGCCGTCGTCGTGCGCGCGTCGCTCTATTTTGAGCGTGCATTCGATCCCGCCGTCCGCGCGGCGGTTGCCGACTGTTTCGACGACTACTGTGCTGTACCCGAATGCAAATTGACGTTCCTATGGAGTAACGGGAAGGCGGCGCAGCCGTTCGCGCGAGCCAAGCCTCTGCGTGCAGCAGCCAGTAGGCTCGGTCCTGAGGACCGTTTCGACTTCTGCTACGTTGGCGGGGAGCAAGCCTCGGACGCAAGTTTTTGGAGATTCGAGGTCGTGGGTCAGCGCCAGTGGCAAGAGAAGATGGGCAATCGCGGTCTCAACTCCCTTGCGTTCTCATGGCCGGTTGTGGCTGTCCAAGAGAACCCCGATGCCTTCGCAAAACTGTTCTTTGATGCTGCGCGCCGCTTAGATGCCGTTCAAGGTCAGGCGGGCTTCGCCGTCAACCTTTCCCCGACCGCTCCTCACGAGAATGAGGCGACGGAATACTGGATCGCGCAAATTATGCCGGGGCTCGATGTCGGCGACCCCGGATCGACTTCAGCCCGCGATCTGAAGGGCAAAATTAAATCCGTCAATTGGCTGACAGCCATCGGCAAGCCCATGTTGGACACCGTCGGCGGTGTTCGCGCGCTGACGTCGGAACTCCCTCCGAATTGGTTTGCCATTGGTGATTACGGTGCCGGCGTTATCGTCCGTGCGGGCGTATTGCCTGAGTCGGGTCTCTCCGAGCGCGAGGAGCAACCCCCGTTCTTGCCACCGACCTACGTCGTCCTCGATAAGGCACTGCGGCGCGTGCGAGCGGAAAGCATGGACATTCTTCAGCGCGGCACGGTCAACGCCGGCGCGCCGGTCTACAACACGCGCGAATCAACGGCAGCGTGGCTGCGCCGCTTCGAGGTGGGCGACAACGAATTGCTCAGTGCGAAGGCTGCGATTCTCAAAACGCCGCGTTTGCCCAAAGGCTCGATTCCGAGCAGTAGTGGCGATCCAGTCTGATGCATCGGCAGTTCGCCGCGCCGCTCCCGTTTTGGGCGGGCAGTAGGTGGCCGGCGAGAGTGGCGATCGCCACAGTCGAGCAGGTATTCGCATCTCATCGGGAAAGTTCTGGTCGTTCATCTTTTGTCCCTGCTACGTGATGCGATAGAACGCCTCTTCGCCGCGCTCGACTTCAAGGATGCGCTTTAACTGGTCGAGCGCGAATAGCTCCATCCCACGTTTCTCTGCCTCAGCTCGAGCTGCGTCGACGAGCTTTTGCGATTTTCCAACAATGTTGTTTCGCAAATATGCGATCTCGAGAGCCATGCGTTGCTCGAGCGTATGCCGGCCGACCTTCTTGCCTTCCTCGAGACGCCATTTTTCGCGCAGTTCAGCCCACGTTACCCGCTGAAATTGCGGGACTGATTTCGGCGATGCGCCGGGCGGCGCGTCGTCTGGCGACTCCCAGCGCTTAGACTTGAGCTCTTCGCGGGCACGCCACTCGTCCGAAAAGGGCGCGACCGGTTCTCGCATACGGGCGAATGGGGCGGCACGATCGATTTCCTTCTCGACAATGTAGCCAAGCCTCCGTAGCGGCGCCCCATACTCGAGCAACGACGGATCAATTGCGCGTGCCCGCCGCGACGCATCTGCGATGCAACTGCGGAGCTCCCACAACGTGAGGCGTTGGTGTTGAACTTCGAGAATCAGCCGTTGGACGTCTGCATACGTGCAGCGCGTCCACCACTCGGTCATCTCGGGTAGTTTGGGAGGGTTGAACGGTGGCAGGATCATTTCGTAATACGAGAAAACCTGTAATTTTATACAGTATATCTTGGACTATGATGAAGTGATCCATCCCCTGAAAAGAGGTGCCGTCGTGTGCACCACCTATCGCGCCCCTGACGAAGATCCGGGTATCAGCGAGCTCCGGCTTGGTCTGATCGACCTATGGAAGAGAACGCCTTGGGAGTTGGAGATTTACCCGGACTATCTCGCGCCTACGGTGGCGATGATCGACGGGCGCGTCGAGGCGTTCCTCGCGGGGTTCGGCTACTGGCCGCGCGCCTTGCAGAAAGCAAACATCGAGAGAGCGAAGGTCGAGGGCAAAGTGCCGCCGATCATGCGTAGCACGATGAACGTGCGCGACGACAATCTCGGACGATCGCCGCTTTACGGGCCGGCATGGCGCGCGGGGCGCCGCTGTTTGATTCCGGCGCAGTGGATTTACGAACCGTGCTACGAGACCGGTCGAAATGTCTGGCATCGAATCGGCCTGATGGGCTGGCGGCCCTATTGCGTTGCAGGGATCTGGCGTACGCTGACGGGCGCGGATGGGAACGATCTGCACACGATGGCGATGATCACCGTCAACGCCGAGGGCGATCCCATCATGTCGCGCATGCATAAGCCCGGAGACGAAAAGCGATCGGTCGTCATACTCCGGCCGGACGATTGGGAAGAATGGCTGTCGACGTCTAATGTCGAAGCAGCACGCGCGATGCTGCAACTCTATCCGTCTGATGGAATGGTTGCTGACCCAGCGTCGGGGGCGGAAAAAAATGTCGTTCAGATGGGAAGTTGAGCACAAATTGAATTCCACGGGTGTGCTATCGTTTCATACTGACATCAGAGTCCGGGGGGCGAGCGAAGAGCGAAATGCTCTTCGGTAGATGCGGGGGGCAATTGCGGGGCGACAGTTGATCGACATGAAACTAATCGCGATCGTTCGGCAATAGAGCTAAGTTCAATATAAGTGAGACCAATATGGCAGTGGCACTAACTATAAGGGATGAGGGGGATGCATTTTCAGCTCTTCGTCTAATTCTGCAAGGTAAACTCGAACAAGTAGATTCGCTCGTATTCGACGGATGGCCAAAGCTACAAATGGACTTAAACGGTCCGAAATTCCGCCAGAGTGTCACGCCAACGGTCATGACGGAGCTCATCGATCTTCAGCGAGCGATCTATCGTGGATTTGCGTTGGCTCGCTACAATAATCCCGACATCAAGTCGTTGAGCACGGATGAGAAGACGCGGCTCGAAATGGTCGTAACGGTAGGTCCTGGTTCCTCGTTTCTGGAACCCGATAATATCGTCGAAATCATCAAAGAGTTTATCAAGGGCGTGGGGGACAAGATGGAACCCAAGCATTGGATCTGCATAGTTCTCATTTTTACGCTTGGCTATTTCGGCAACACAGCCTACGAACACTATCTTGAATCGCAGAAGGAAGTGAAACTGCAGCAAGCTAAGAATGATGAGCAGAAGCAGCTAATTAAAGGTATGTTGGATGCATCAAAAGCAAACAACGAGAATGTCAAACTGCTGATTGAGGCGTCCAAAACCAGTCAGCAAGCAGCTAATGTATACGCCACATCACACGACGCCAATGATGCAAAAACCCGTGTCGCGCGACGTTCGTTGCATGCGAAGATTAATGGTGTCACATTGACAGGTGAGCAAGCTGCCGCGCTTGTTGCGAATCCGCGGCAGCAAGCGGTCGAAATCCGGATGGACGGAAAATATCGGGTGCTGAAGGTCGATAACACTGATCCGCTGTCTTACAAGGTTTCGATTTGGAGTCCGGATACCCGGCAGACAATCACGGCGCAGTTGCAAAACGAAACAGTCACTGGCGAGGCGCGGAACGTTCTTAGTCGCGCGGTCACGGAGCGTATGCCGGTCGTTCTTCAGGTCAATGCTCGGGAGATTCGGGGCGAGATTCGAGATGCAACAGTCGTGAAAGTCGAAGAACTTCGTCAATTGGCCGACGAATAGTCGAGTCGAAAGCTAAATATCGGTGGATGTTTTTTGCCTTTACCTGACTTTTCACTGTCCCTATCTACAGCATTGACGAACTCATAAACTCGTATGGCGTCGCTGGCGGATTCGTTGTCTATCGGCTGATCTTGTACATAGTGGGATGAGTTCGTACAATTTATCCCGTGCCAAGACGGGCTCGTCAAGCTTTAATAATAGGGATGGACTGCACTTTTCGGACTAAAACTGGGGTAGCACGGAGTCTAGGGGTTGTTTGCATACGGAATGCACATGCGAATGCCCGAAATCGCCTGTATGGCGGCGGCGCGCGTTGCTTGTTTGGACGGCCAAACGGCGCTTCTTGCTCCTTGTCATACCGGTGATTTCAGGCCTTCCCCTGGAAAGAATTTTTATATTGGGGGTGCCACGAGAACGGCCGCTCGCCGAGTTGCGCTCCTTGCGAATACGTCCAGTATTCGCGGCGTCCCATGGGGGCTTCCATTGGTCGTTGCGCGTGCCTCGCGAGCAGCCGTTCTCATGACAACGCATGTGCGCTCTATTGTAACAAGCAGACCCTTTGAAGGAGCGCCGTGATGGAGCGTGATGATGGCCGGCGTCAAGAACTAGATGCAGGCTTAAAAGCGCGGAGGGGTGGCTATGTCGCGTAGTGATGATCCGGGTGTATACGTATCCCTGGTTCGGGTTTGAATCCGTCAGGAACGGAATGCAGACCTTCAGTGAGAAGGACGACACGTCGAACGTTACCATCGAATCCTTGATCGACCGCCCAGACGGTAGGCTGATCCAGCGCTTGCTCCACAGAAATGGCCCCATTGCTAAGTTGCAGGAGGATGGCTGCTTTTGTCGGGGCCACGACCAATCTGACCAGTTGCTCGGTAACGTCAAACGTCGATTCGTAGACCAAATATGCTTGCTGGCCAGTAGGCGAGGCCGGGCAACTTACAAACAGGACTGGGCTGTCAGCCTCGTAGAGGATTTCGTCGACGGATAAGTTGCCGAACTTGTTGCTCGGCTCCAGTTTTCCTTGTGCGGTCCACATTGTGGCCTCCGCTACTTAAAAAGTGCAACTCGGTCGGTCCCGTCAAAGGGCCACCAAGTGTGATGACTGAGCTTTCCCGTCTTTGCGACCAAGCCGTCTGCTTGCGTCAGTGTGGCCGTTGCCATGTGCTGTCCGCCGCCGTTTGGCTGCAGGCCGCGGAAATGGTTTGCATCACGAGTATCCGTGAAGACACTGATCCCGTGGCTTTTGCAAACAGCAGCTTGGCTTAGGGACTGCCTCACTTGTCGTCCAAGCTCCGCGTAGGACAACAAGTCGCCCGCAGAGGGGGGATTCTGCGTAAAGCGATACACCACGTCGTTCGCACACGCCCGAACTCCTGGAATCTTGGCGGGGCACCCCGTTGGAAAGCCAGCAGGCAAGGTGGTCATTTACCGGCTCTTTCTTGTGTTTGTTGTTCATTCAACCAGTATAGCAATACAAATTTCGCCGATAGCTGACGTCAACCCTGATAGCGCGATCCGGCTGACGAGATGGCAGCCGAACCAGCTTGGCTCAGAAGGAATAGCAATCGCTGGTGAAGGAGGATGACAACTGTGCTTATATACAGCATTCTGAGGTCGGAGCCGATATGGGTTTGAAACCCACGGGAATCTGCGAAGGGGCGGCTCGCCGATTCGAAATGGGGGTAGGGGCAGGGGTAGGGATAAGATCGGGAAGTGGAATCCATAACCGGCGGGCACTTTGGCGTTGTTTTTGAAGTCCCCTCTCTCCGCCAGAACAATGCCAAGTTACTGATCAGCTTGGAAAATCCCGACAAATCAAGCACCTTGAGCCTGTTGGCCCACGATAAGTGGTACACAGAGGACTCGGAAGACTTGAAAAACAAACCGGGGTTGGTGTCCCGAAACGGCACCTACTATGCGCGGATGCGCGTACCGACATTGCTCGTCGGACTTCTCCAAAAGCACGAAGTCAAAATCAGCCTTCGCACGAAGAACCTGAATGAAGCCCGTGCGAAGCTACCCGCCGCACTCGTCGAAATCCACAAACAGTTTGCTGCGGCTACCAAGGTCGCCGACGCCGTTGCCGCGCCAGCCGAAGATGTCCGACGCGGTACGCTTGAGCAGATTGCCCGCACGTGGTTCGAGCCACGTTGGCGCGCTACGGGCGAAGCCCTCTGGAAGCCGGCCCCGGCCGGAATGACCGCCGTGGACGCGTTGTGCAACATCGATCCCGAACTCGCCCGTTTGACGCCGCCTGACGAAGTGACGTTTGACGAGTACCTGCATCAGGCGCGCGGCCTGCTCGCGGCAGCCGTGTATGCGGAGCCGTCGGGTAGCAGCGTCGAAGTGCTGGCGCAGTTCATAGTCCGTGGAGAAATCGAGTGCCTCAATAGGAGCCGTCGGTTCTTGGTTGATGGGCGGCTCTACGATGCGATCGAAGACCCGCTGTATCGGCCCATAGGCGGCTCCGGTGAGGGTGTCGCGCGTGCAGGTGCGGCTACCGTCCCGAACGGCATCACGATCGATGAGGCGATCAGGCTATTCGAGAACGACACGCAGCGCGCGAAGCTCAGCAAAAAAATCTCAATGGCTACCAGCATAGTTTCAAGCTGCTACGGGAGATCGTCGGTGGCGACTCGCAATTGAGTGGGTGACCCGAGAGCACGCCCGAAAGGTGCAGGAAGTGTTCGCGCACTTGCCGACGAATGCGACGAAGCGGTTTCCGGGCATGACGCTGGTGCAAGCCGCACAGCACGCCGAAAAGAGCGGCCTTCCACCGATTTCCGCGAAGACGGCAGAAGTCCAGCTTGGCAATTTTTCGAGCTTTTTTAGTTGGGCGGTGCGGGAGCACCTCATCGATAGAACGCCTGCCGCCGGGTTGCAGCCGCTCCAAGAGAAGCGCAGCAAGGAAGACGGACGCCAGCCGTTCAGTGATGCAGACCTCGTGAAGCTGTTCTCTGCCGATCTGTTTCGCGGGCCGTATCCCCGTCTCGCCCCCAAGTTGCTGGGACGATACTGGGTGCCGTTGCTCGCGCTCTACCACGGCGCGCGGATGAACGAGCTATGCCAGTTGGAAGTAGCGGACGCGGGTGTGGCAGACGGCATCCCCTTCCTCCACATCCGCGAGGAAAGTGCCGCTGATGAGGAGAAGCACCTAAAAACCCGGAACTCTGAGCGCATCGTCCCCGTTCACCCGGTTCTTCAGCAACTGGGGTTCGTCGAGTACGTTGAAGCGACGCGCGACGCGGGGCACGTGCGCTTGTTCCCGACTTTGACGAAGAGCGCCACAGGCTACTATTCCGACAACTTTTCGAAGTGGTTCGGCCGGTTCTGCGATAAGTGCGGCGTGACCGACAGCCGGCTTGCCTTCCACTCGTTCCGGCATGGTTTCAGAGACGCCGCGCGCGCCGCCGATGTCCCAAGTGAGGTGGCGCGCGAATTGGGCGGTTGGTCCGACGGCGACGACTCCACCAGCGAGGACTACGGCAAGGGCTACACCCTGAGCCGGAAGGCTGCCGAGCTTGCCAAGATTCGCTTTCCCGCCGTCGAAAAGATACTGCCTCTACAGGGGGTAAACGAGAAACGTCACGATGGATAGATCGAGAACATGGCGACACGCCGGCTGAACGAGGACAACGTACTCATCCGCATGCGTAGCCGTGCTCCTTATCTGCTGCCTCGCTTTGATGGCGATGCTGAGCTTGCTGTCGAAGCGGCATGTCTCGATCGATTGGAGTTGACACGCGAGTACCTCCTGCAATCTGTACCGCGCGACTATGGCGGGCCACTCGAACTCGCGCATGACATAGGACACTCGCACCAATCGGCGGTATCGCTCGCACCATTGGACGCATCCTGCCACGCGTTCGGTGCACGGTCAGAGGGGCGTGGAGAGGGCGCCATTCGGCTCGCGCTCGGGGCCACGGAGGCAGGAAGACGATGGCTAATCGACCTATCGGTCGAGTTCCGTAACGCGCACCCGGTGCGCGCCACCGGCGTAGACGTGTCTGCGAGAACGCCCGTCCGACTGAAGCTGCGCACCGCCATCAGTCCGACTCGCCTTGCTGCCCATGCGCAGATGCGCGGTGTTTCTCCAACCTGTACCGATTGGCGAGAGCTGCTCATATCGGATGTGCAGACCTATCGTGCCATTGCAGATTCATCCGTTAGCGGGAACCATGACAACTTGCAGCCGACGCAGTTTTTGCAACCGATTTCACTGGTCGGCATGGTCGGCGAGTTGGAACGGTATCTTGCTGCGATCGATGCGCTGATTGAGCACGTCATTGGCGTCGATCTGCGGGGTGAGCGTCCAGCGCACGGGGCGTGGCTGATGTCGGCGCAGCGGTGGGCAATTAGGCAGGCCGAGGCGTATTGGGAGTTTGGGCACCTGGATGCCATCGAATACGTCCGCCAGCTTCGCCCGACGTTGTGGACGCTTGGGAATGAGGCGAGCGAACGTGCATGGGGGCCCGAGGATGGTCCAGAAACCATCGCATTCACGGCTCGCCTGACGGGGGCAATTCGCTTGGCACTGTATCCGAAGACGACCGACCGCGTTCGGCTTGAAGTGCGGTACCTGAAGAAGCCACCCGGCAACAGCGATCAGGAGATTCCTGAACGCCTTCAGGGTATTGCCGTCGATGCCGCGCGACGAGCCAATACAGCCCGCCGGGCAATCGTCGCGCGGTTAAGGGCAGCACCTAACGGAACCATGGGCGGCTCGCTGGATGCGCTGTGCGATCTGACTATGCTGCTGCAGGACTGCTACCGCGATCGTCCTGACCGCGCTGGCGACATTCTGCGGCTGCTGCTTTCGCGCGGAGGAATTCGCTGCAGAGAGGATGAGTTCCCGGTGTCGAAGGCCGAGGCTCAGATGCTGAAGAACAGAGGGATCGTGACAACGTCGCCGCTGGCCCGCCACTCCACGACGGGCGATCTCATGTATTCGATCGCTGCCCGGTATCAGCCGTTGTTCGAACTGTTCTCCGAACTCGGTGACGAGCGACGCGAAGCCCCGTAACCGGTAGCTAATCGCTGGCGGAGGTTCGTTTCGCGTGCTCGCCAAGACGGGCTTCCGCAGCGGCCAAAAACGCGGATGGAGTCACTTCTAGCGCTGCGCATATTTTCCAGATGACGCGAACGCTCGGGCTGTGACGACCCAACTCAATCAGCGAGACGTAGTTCCGTTCCATGTCAGCGGCATGGGCGAGCGCTTCCTGCGGCAAGCCTTTCCGCCGTCGCAACGACCGCAACACCTCACCTACCGCCTGCTCCGGCTCCAACGCCACGCCCTCAAAATCCAAGACGCTCGACGTTAAGCAGGCGTCACGGGCGCGTCTTCACAAAATATTGGGCAAAGTGCATCAGCCGGGGTATTCTTGCGCTTGCCGTAAGGCTCACGCGAAAGCACAAACAACCAAGGGCGTCGGCTTGACGTTGAAAGATCGCGCTGCAACCTCGCGCCGACCTACGCTCGACAACGACGCAGGAAAGAATGAGAAAAAGACCGATCGCATGCGTTGGCGCTTCCACTGCGCTTCTCTTTTCGCTGTCGGGGTGCATCTCAACCGAATCGGTTGAACAGAGGCCGCTGACCTTCGCCGCAGAGACCACAAAGAGCGCCGACGTGTACTCGACCTGCGTCTATGAACAATGGGCCGAGATTACGCCCAATGCGCACCGGTTCTCGCGGTCAAACGGCTATCGGGTGCGAAGTTATACCGGGGCGCTCCTCGATGTCACAACGACAGCGACTGGCGCGCACGTTGAACTGCGAGAGCCACCGCTCGACTTCTATGCGCAGGAAAACGCGGCAAGAGGCTGCCTATAGGCAACAACGGGTCGATGACACAAAAGGAGGCCCACGTCATCGTTTTTGTGCCTATTTTTGAAACCGGTTGCACAAGCCCGAGGAAATGGCCCCGCACCTCATAACCTTTGCCGGCGCACTCGGAGAATGGGCAGCCGGCATCTAACGTACGAAGAACATGAGTGACAGTATTTGTCGCTGGGGAGGTCGCGGTGACATTGAACCCGTCGTGCATCGCTTCCAGTTCGTCACCCTTGCCTTTGATAAGTCGCAGACGGTGTTCCGGTTGCCCCAATGGCGCTGGCCGGTCATAGGCCCGTATAACGGTTTCAGCGGGGGTGCGCGAATCCGAGGCTGGCAACTGAACCGCTTCTACGAACTGAACGGCTGGCTTCGCTACGACGACGTGTGTTCGGTCACTGGCATGGCTGGCGGCGCGGGGCTGCACAACGAGGATTATTCAAGACCTTGGAATGCATACCCGGTCTCGAAGCGTGCACACACCCTGCCGTGCGCGCTTTGGCAAAGCGTGGGCCGCGTTTCTCGATAGTGAGGCATTGCCCGACACGTGGGCCAAGACCCTTTCATCAGATGGCGGCGTTCCGATCGCCGATCGAGATTGCGGCATCGTGCACTTGCTAGAACGCGCGCCACACCCGGCATGGGTTGTCGTGCCCGAGCAGGAGTTTCACAGTAGCTAACTCTTAAAAACGAGAACAAAGAGGACCAGATGTCGTTGATCAACTGCCCAGAATGCGCCAAGGAGTTTAGTAGCCTGGCACCGAGTTGCCCGAATTGCGCCGCGCCGAATCAGGTGGCACTGCCCAACGCCTCACGCGGCATGGGGCGCGGCACAAAGATTCTGCTTTGGATCGTGGGAATTCCCATTGTGGTCATCGTTGCATTGATGGTCATAGGTGCGAACATAAGCCCCGAGGAACAGGAGCGGCAGTCTGCTGCGAGAGCGATTGATCTCTGCGACAAACAGGTCAACGACGAGTTATCGCCAGTGAATGTTCGACGGTTTGCCAGAGAGGCATGCGAAAAGATGCGATCCGACTATAGATCGAAATATGGTCGCGATTACTAGCCGAACTTCTGGCATCGCGGGCGGCCCACCCTGCATCACAGTAGGCTTGCCCTTGCCGTCCAGCGTAGAAGGAACGTCCGATTTCGAAAAAGCCGAAAGGGCGTGACTCTGGCGTAATGCTTAACGCAGAAAGGAAGCAGCAAATGATCCGCACGCAAACTCTAGTCGCGGCTGCATTGGTACTCGCCGCCGCTTCGACGCAGGCCGCAGGTGACCAGACCGCGCCGGTCGATGGAAGCGCCGCCGCTGCCCGTGCGCAACTGATAGCGAGTTGCGAAGACCTGAGAAAGAACAATCTTTACGGCAATGACACCGAGCGCCTGATTAACGATTGCAAGACTCGTTTCGCGGCTCTGAGTGACGAAGGCGCGCTTCGCCTCAATATTCACAATCTGTCGATGAAACTCGCGGCCGGCGCGCGGAAAGAGCTGCACGACTATGTTCGGAAGTGCATGCCGCGCGGCGACTGTGACGAGGAATACGAGCACGATCTCGCAGAGGACATCGTTAAATACGAGATGGACGTTCGAACTTACGGTGACGGGGACTGAGCGACGACGGACCGCCGCGTCTTTATAAGTTGTCGCCGACTCCGTTCTCGGACGGAACGCGAGGCAACCGTTCAACCTGTCCCCTTCGGGATGCCGGCAGCCGTTTCGGCGGCAGGTCGACACGTCCATAGCTCAAACGAGCCGCGGCCCTCCTCCTATACGCGTGAGTGAACTGCCCCGCGGTGATGCTTAGTGGGGGCATGTAGCAGTTCGCAGTGAGCCTGCATTGCTTCGTCGATATGCGGCAGACGAGAGGAGGCCGGTAGTTTCAGATCGTCCGAAAAGATAAAAATTTCTCGACCCTTGTAGACGCGCGAAGCGTTGTATTGGAGGTCGTACACAAATGAACGTCGCTCGCGGTAATAGCCGAGAATTTCCTCTGCACTATCGTATGAGACCACCCATTTCCGTTTCAATCGACTTTGTATAACACCGGAAATTCGGTGATGGTCATCCTCTTGGTAGGAATTCAAATACAGTCTACTGGCCTTATCAAAATAAGGCGGATCGCAATATACGAGTGTTTCCAACGGTAGGGTAGGAATGTGTTCTTCAATGAATTTCTCAGCATCTAAATTCTTCAGCACGATGGCAGAACTGCGGGATGCGATTGCTTCGATGCGGCGGATCAACTCGTTTCTCGGGAAGCGAGCGTCCATCTTCCATTCGCCGTCCTGCGCGAGCCCGCCGATTAGCCCACCGGAAAGTACACCGGATCGGTTGCAGCGGTTTAAATAGAACGCGCTGAAACCCACCTCAAGTTGGGAGTGCCCTTTGGGTTGACGGACGATGTCTCGGCGTCGCTTCCATTCCTCGACCGTTAGCGACGCACTGGCTACCAGGCGACAGAGTTCTTCCGGCTTAGACAACACAGATCGCCAGAACGCATAGACCGGTACTGAGCAGTCATTGAGGTGGATTTTGCTAACCTTGTTTTCAAGCAACAATTCCAGCGCAACGCCCGCGCCTCCCGCATACGGCTCGACGTAATGGCCGCCGACAAGATCGTTGGCCTCAAGTATCTCCAAGATAAATGGAGCCAATTTTTGCTTTCCGCCCGGATAACGAAGGGGCGTGCGATACCTGCTCATGTGTACGGTCCGTAGGGCTGCGGTTGCTTTAGTTCATTGCTTCTAGCAATGGGAAGACGTTGCCGAACAAGATGGCGATGTCGGTTGGCTGATGTGCGAACTTCGGGTTGTGTACCAACTGATTCATGGAAACAACAGACAAAATTCCTTCCGGTTTCGCGATTTCCGTAATTGCCCCATGAAGCTTTCTTTGAACCTCTTGATCTTGGTTATTGTTCGTCAAATGCCGGGTCACGTCTCTCAGCACTTCCACAAGCTTTCTATCTGTGCCATTTTTTGTGGCCGACAGCCCGTCCGCTTTGTGATCGGTGCAATACGCTTTAGCAGAAATCTCGAACATGCTCCGCAGCAAGAAGCAAAATGCTATTGGATTCTTTTCCAGCTTCAGATTCCTAATTTCCAAGAGCAAAGACGCTACCTTTTCTCGGTTCGCCCCTTTCGGAGCGAATTTTTTTAGAGTTCTGGCCACTTGCTTTGGATCATGAATAGCGACGGCGATTGTTTGCCGGGTGCCATTTGCTGTGGCTGGCACAGCTTTTGTGCCGCTTGCCGGCCCGGGATTCGACGTTGTGCCGCCGCTGGGCGTTGCTGGGCTGCCAGCGTTCGAGCGGGAGCCAGGGTTGCTAGGTGCTACCCCGTTGCCCGAGCCATTCGGCTGCGTCTGCGGCACGGTTGAGGAAGGGTCCGGAATGCCATACTCAGACGCAATGTCTCTTCGTCGAAGGGACTCAAAGCGAATGACTTGCAGACCGATATCGCGGATGATGTCTTCGAGTTGTGCACGATGCGTGACCTTAGGATATTGCTTGGCAAGGTCCGTACTGTTGGTCGCGCCTAGGCGCGTCGCGATGCGCTTCGATGCCTCCTCTAGCACGCTAAGAGGATAGTCCCCAGACCAACGCTGGGCCTGCTGTTCAGAGAGGTTCTTCCCTTGCAGCAGATACTTTTCGAGCAAATCGAGCGCCGCTTCCACCGCTCCGTTTTCGTCCCTGTTGTGGCGTGCACGGGCAACGGCAGTCCAGCCGTCTCGGCCAGCCTTCTCGCCTTTACCGTGGGTGAGGCTTCGGATACGGTTGACTGTGTCGGCTTCTTCAGGCGCGTAAATCGCGCACGGCACATTTAGGTTGGTGCGCTTCCACTCTGGGGCGATCCCATCGATGCGCGTGATAATGCTTTCGGGAATCGGAAGTCCATCAAAGGGAATGATTCCGTGAATCAACTTCAGAGCTGCAATTCGACGGTTCCCCTCTTTCACTACAAGGGACGGGCGAGCACCGGCGCTTTTTTGAACGAGGATGTTCTCGGTGGGTAGGTAACCTGTATCGAGGAGACTCTCCATCAAGGCCCAAAACCAGTCAGGTTTAATGGCGATAATTGCCTCCACCGCGTGACGCTCATCTGCCTGCTTCGTCGTGCGGTAGTTGCTAAGGTCTAATTTCAACTTTTTTACCGGCGTAAGCTCAGTAATAGGCATTTCATCCCCTCCCCGGTGGGAAAGCAGGAATTGTACCGAAATGCTCTGCCCGAGGCATTCAAAAAATCCCTGTGCACAGGCAGACGATGCCCACGGCAAGCCCGAGGAGGCTACCGCCTGCCCAAAAACGTCCGTTTTTGGATAGCTTCGGGCGGGGTGTCCAAAAACCTGCCCACTGCTTGCGAACGCCCCCTGATATTTCGCTCGTCCTTTTTGGACATGTAGGGGTTGCGGGGCAGACCGGGCCAGCACCGTATGCCGCTGCTCGCCCGCCGCCTGTGAAAAGGCGCGCGGTTTCGCTGCAGCCCGCCGTCGGCTTAGTCATCGCAGCGCGGCTTCCGGTTATCCTCCTTCCTCTGGCTACTCGGGGCGACTGGCTGGCTGGCACCTCCGCATGCGGCGGTCGCCGGTGAGCGCCGGGCCGACCGCCAGCATCAAATATTTCGCGACACGGCTCTCAATATGGCACCCCGGCATCCGATAAGCAGTTGTGGGGGGCCGGATAAACGATTCGGACTGGCCCTTCCATGACCAACCACTGCAAAAGGATCGTTCCACCGATGCGCCTCAAATCCGCTCTCGCCGTCATCCTCCCGGCCCTTTCCCTTGTGACTGTTGTAAGCTCCGCGTACGCGCAGCTCGTGAAGCTCCCGCCCCAGACCCTTTACCCGGAACAGTACCGAGCCCTATCGACCGCCGAGCGGCAGCTGTATGTGGCGGGGGCGCTCGACGCTATCCGAGGTGTCAACCCGCAGACCCGGGAGATGTTCAACCAGTGCCTGCCTGGTATGACGCTGGCCGAAGTCACGCAACTGGTCGATCGCGGACTCTCGACGCTCGAACCGGTCGCGCGTTCGACCGTGCCGGTGGCTGTGCACAACTCCCTGCTGGCCGAGTGCGAGCGACGTGGCTTCCGGCCGGTTGGCTGACCCGCGCTGCGTTACACGGCAACTATTGACCTCGCGCGGGCGATGCTCGATGGGGCGCGGCGTGCCCCATGCCTTAGCGCCCGATGCAGGGGTTGATCCAATCAAGGACGACGCGCGAGGAAAGGAAAGAACGTGGAACCGAATCAGTCTCAAGACGACGAGCAAGCCGCGCCGCCAAGGAGGGTCACCTTTAAGTACCGCTCGGGGCCTGCCGCGCTGCGCTGCCTATCCGACGGTTTGGCTTATTTCGCAAATCCATCCGAGTTCAATGACTGTCTTGAAGCCCAGTTCGATCATTCGAGTGCGGCTGAATACATCGAGCGCATGGATCAGTCGATCAGAAGTGTGGCTGAGCAGCGCGGCTGTGCTGGCGGATACGCGGTGCCGGAATGCGAGCTTGCGTCGTTTGAAGCGAAGAACGCCCGCGATAATGCAAACCTCTTCGAAGCAACCCAGCGAGTCGGTATCTATTCGACCGCGAGCAGGCCGGACAATCAACCCATGTGGGCCTACTACTGCGACAACTCAAAGGGCTTCTGCTTCGAGTTAGAATGGCCTGACACCGTGTTAGGGCGATACCAGATTGCTCCAGTCGGCGTGCTTTATTCATCGGCGGCACGCGTGCACAACCGCGCCGAAATCTTTGACGCTTTGATCCATGAGGAAGCTGAGTTGCATCCTGATTGGTCGATGGATCGGATCCTTGAAGAAACTCGGTCTGAATTCTTCAGGTTTCGCTTTCAGATGTTGAACACATGCCGCACGGTATCAATTAAGCACAGCGACTGGCCGCACGAGCACGAAGTCCGGTTTGTCACTCCCCGCGCCGGTCCCTTGCCGATCATGGGCCAAGTACTCAAGCGTGTTTACTTCGTGCGCACGGATTTCCCCGAGTGGGGACCGGTGATGATGTTGCTGCATCAGCTCTACCCGAACGTTGAGCTAGCGAAGCTGACCTTTCAACATATCGAGCCATACGTGAAAGTGCAGCGCATGACCAAGAAGCTGGTGCCGATTCACGAATGAAGTTCGAAGCGCGCGGACCAACTGGATAGTGCATCAATTATCTCAGCATCAGGAGCTACCGAGCGACTGCTTAAGGGTGATGGATCGAACCCTTAATGTTAGCTGCCCAATAGGGCACGACTCTAATATCTGCTTGACTCACCGCGCCACGGGGTTAATCTTCGGCCATCGTTTTCGGACATCGATGGAGGGTGCGTGAGCCGAGTCTTTGCCTACTGCCGGGTCTCAACAGCCGAGCAGACCACGGACAATCAAGTCATTGAGATTCGTGCGGCCGGGTTCAATATCGACCCGCGCCGTGTGGTCGCCGAGCGTGTGTCCGGTTCGGTTGCCGCGAAACAGCGGGCCGGTTTCGCCAAGCTGCTCGACCGGCTGGAGGAAGGCGACGTGTTGATCGTCACCAAACTTGACCGGCTTGGACGGAACGCGATGGATGTACGGGCGACGGTCGATGAACTGGCGGCGGTGGGCGTCCGCGTTCATTGCCTCGCACTGGGTGGGGCAGACCTCACGAGCGCGGCCGGCAAGATGACGATGACAGTGCTCTCTGCGGTCGCCGAGTTCGAACGTGACTTGCTGCTGGAGCGTACTGCCGCAGGACTCGCTCGTGCACGAGAGACCGGGAAAGTGTTGGGCCGCCCGAAGTGTAGTGGTTCAATGCCCTTGGACGGTTCGAAAAGAAGGTAACGTGTCGTCTGGAGGGCCAAACCATGGTCAGGCGTGCGTTTTCCGAGGAATTCAAGGAAGAAGCGATACGACTCGTCGTAGAGCAGGGTTACCCCTTTTCCAAGGCGTGTGGGCGGTTGGAATTGGGGAGACAGCCCTGCGTCGCTGGGTCGCGCAGTGGCGGGCGGCGCATAGCTTGGATGTGCCCAGTCCTGCACAACTCAGTGCAGACGCGCGCCGGATCAAGGAGCTAGAGGC